ATGTACGGTCTTGTAGACTGCAACAACTTTTACGCATCATGCGAGAGAGCTTTCAATCCCTCATTGAATGGAAAGCCCGTCATTGTACTAAGTAATAATGATGGATGTGTTATTGCACGCTCTAACGAAGCAAAAGCATTAGGTATTAAGATGGGAGTTCCGGCTTATCAGATAAAGGACTTGGTAAAGCAACATGATATTGCCGTGTTCTCTTCAAATTATGTCCTATATGGTGATATGTCTGGGCGTGTTATGTCACTGTTAGCTGATATGGCACCTGAAATTGAAGTCTATTCCATTGACGAAGCATTTCTCAATCTGGCAGGGATTAAAGACCTGCAATCACTCGGAGCGAACATTGTACGGAAAGTATCTCGTGGTACCGGTATACCTGTAAGTATTGGCATTGCTCAAACCAAAACACTTGCAAAGATGGCAAACAAATTTGCAAAGAAATACCCGGTTTATAATCGGCTGTGTATCATTGACACCGAAGAAAAGAGAATTAAGGCATTAAAACTGTTTGAAATTGGCGATGTATGGGGAATTGGTCGCCGGCAAGCGACAAAGTTGGAAAAACAAGGAGTGAAGACCGCTTTTGATTTTACACAACTGCCCGGTTCATGGGTTAGAAAGAATATGACTGTTATCGGTGAACGTACATGGAAAGAACTGAGAGGAATATCGTGTATTGATATGGAAACGGCACCACCAGCTAAAAAACAAATATGCACCAGCCGCTCTTTTGGTAAAATGGTAGAAGATATTGATACCATATCAGAGGCTATAGCAACTCATGCCTCCACTTGTGCGCGAAAGCTTCGGGAACAGAAATCTTTCGCCCAGTCACTCATGGTTTTCATTCATACAAATAACTTCCGGGAGGATCTTCCCCAATATTGGAAGAATACAATTGTACAACTGCCAATTCCCACCTCTGATACTTTAGAAATAGTGCATTATGCGCTGGAGGGATTAAGAAGAATTTTCCTTCCTGGATACCAATACAAAAAAGCAGGGGTTATCATTACTGAAATAACTGATAATGCACAATTGGGACTCTTTGATTCTGTTGATCGAGAAAAACGAGAAAGACTAATGCAAGTAGTAGATAAAATTAATGGAAAGTTTCAGCATCATGTCAAACTTGCAGTACAGGGTTCAGGAAGAGATTGGAAACTTAAACAAGAACAGCTTTCCCAATGTTATACTACTGATATCAATGAAATAATAATCGTCAAATGTAAGTAAGCTATGTGTTTCCATAATTCAATGTCAGCTAAAGCAATCAAACTGGCTGCTCGATATGGCCGGAAGTCGGATGTAGTTGAGATATACCAAGACATTCTCAATGAGCAATATCATGTTAATGCCTTCAACTTTCCGAAATATCCAATAATCACAAAGAGTGATGAGGTTCAGGTTTTCAATTGGGGCCTAATCCCTTTTTGGACCAAAAGTGAAACTAATGCAGATGAAATTCGGCGAATGACACTTAATGCCCGGGCAGATACTATCTTTGAAAAGCTCTCATTCCGTGAGCCGATTATGAAGAAACGCTGTATCGTGCCAAGCACCGGTTACTTTGAATGGAGACATGAGGGAAGTAAGAAGATACCCTACTATATCTATCTGAAAGATGAAGAAATATTCTCAATGGCTGGGGTATATGATACTTGGCTGGACAAGTCAACAGGAGTTGAGCATACAACGTTCTCTATCATAACTACGGATACCAATCCTCTCACCAACTACATTCATAACACCAAGCATCGAATGCCGGCAATCCTTTCGAAAGAGAATGAAGAAAAGTGGCTGGAATCCGCTCTTTCAAAAGCTGATATTTCCGCTCTGCTTAAACCTTATGATGCGGCACTGATGGATGCTTATGTGATCGGAAATGACTTTATCAAGAAAGCACCAACAGATAAAACGATTTTAGAGAGGATAATTCTCTAAAAAACGTATATTATTTCCGGTTTTGCGTAATAAATTTCCAAGAAAGCGGGAATTGTTGCCAGCAATTATATAATTTGAAGCGAAATATGTAGTTTTAGGTATATAATTTTCTGCTAATTATGTAGAATGGATGCCCCTCGCGAATCACGACCCCATAATGAAATAGGTAAATTCACCTCGGAAAATTGACCAGAACAAAGGATATATCGGGGAAATAGGAAGATTTACCTCAAATAGCTGACCTCGGTAATACCTAGGGCAGGTGAACGGAAAAAAGGCAGCTATCCAGCCGCCTTCTACTCTATTAATTCAAGTCATCGGTTTATTACTTAACCGCTTCCCCTTTTTCATTCAGAAGTACCGTTACTTCCTCTGTAGACTGGTCTTCCTTGGTGATGGTCAACACAACCTTATAAATCTTACCGGTTTCTTTCTCGGAAACGAAAGCCTCTTTAATCACAGCCCCCTCATAGTCCTTAGCCAAGACATTCATAACTGCTTGAGGCAAGTCTTTTACTTCCACTTTTGTGAACTCATCCTGAGGATTTTGCTGAGTTTGCTCTACAGATTGTGTTCCGGAAACCACGTAAGCAAATGCTACTGAACTGCCTAATCCCATAACCATTGCTAATGCTACCAATACTTTTTTCATAATCGTAAGTTTTAAGTGAATAAATATAGTTTTTGTATTAACTATAGGACAAACGATATGCCATGATGTACATCAGTACATAATACATTATACATCAGCATATTATAAAAACAAGAAGGAATAATTATATGTGGAAATATGTGGAACTGAGTACCACACATGGGGAATAATTACACAATATGGATTACTTAATTCCTGGGAAACGGAAAAAGGCAGCTTATTCAGCTGCCCCTTCCATAAATTCTTTTAACCGATACAACCTGTCAATTGCAGGATTATAGAAAGCATCCGGATAATGCTGTTTAATGTCGTTGATATTAGCACGAACATAAATTTTAGCATCCGTGATATGTTCAGCCTCACTTAAAGTTACCTCTTGGGGTAATTGCGCGGTCTCAGCCCATTGTATGATAGCCTTTACGCTTTCTTCGTCATATACGTATTTACTTTCTTCTGCCATACTAATCATCTATTTTAGTAATTCACTCATCGAAATTATTTCCGTTTTATATCTTGGTGGCATACGCAAGATTTCATCTACATTTTCAGGTACCCTCCCTTCTTTTGTTGCTAAAATAAAATCTCCCCTGCGGACTCCATAATTAAACCTATGACTTGCATCATTATACTTAAAATAAGAATAATTAGATCCATCGTAATACATTGGGCACTTTATGTTATAAGAAGAATATAAAACTGGGACTCCACTATTATCACATTGCAAATTGTTATTTTGTCTGATAAAAAAAATGTGTCGTTTGTATAGGGTTCATCTATCAGATAGACAGGAGCTGCTATACAGCCATTTTGATCAACACATAAAGCTATTTGCTTCACATAATCCCACTTTTCTCCCAACTGTATTATAAAACTTAACTGTTCGGATTCATCAACCAATGTTGTATGTAAAGCATACAATAGTTTCCCATTATAATTCGTCTTAGTAAAAAAGCATTTTGTTGGTTTATACGATTGTATAATAATTACTTCTGTACCTCTAACAATTTTCTTAATCATAGTAGTAACAATTAGAGTTAATACAAATATACGAACAATATAAATTCAGCAGACAGCATGACGCGGAAAAGTCCCGACAAAATGCTGGGTAAAAAAGAGATTAAACTTCTTACTTCTTATTTAACGGGTCACCATATCCCTTTTCAATGTTTAATGCACGCAACTTTACATATAAATCAAACATACCAGCTCTGGAAGCAATCCACTCTGTGACCACATTTATTATTTCGTGCATATCAGTCCTATATCCCATTCTTCCATCTCCACCTCGAATACCTGCTTTATTCTTTCTATGTCCGCCGGAAAGAAACGTGTTTTTCTCTTCGTATATTAAATCACGCGCCTCCTTGTTTTCCTCTCCTTTGGGAAGTGCTTTTTGAAGCATTCTATGTAAAACATTATAACAAAGCTGATATTTTTCTTCCGGATCATCAATAGCGTCTAATACCATATCAGACACTTCATTTTTCAACTCAATAGTTCCATCAACATCAAAATCAAAAGTTTCTTCTCTTATTTCATCTGCTTTAGATAAGATAGCCAATTTTTCTGCTTCTTGTGCCTCTTTCTTCTTTCTCAGTTTTTCTTCTGATTCAGAAAGTTGTTTTTTCTTCTCTTCTTTCATAATAATTAAACATTATAAATTATTTCCTTTATTGTTTTCACACTTTCAAGTAAAGATTCTTTTTCGAAAGGATGTGTATTAAATAGTTCTAACGCAACATCCATTGATGGAATATATTTACAAATAGGAAGTTTCCACGCATTCCTACTCCCTTGCTCACTCAAATTATAACAATACATTGCATATATTATAGATGGATGCACCCCCCATTCTTGCGCACATTTATCAACTATAATCCTGGAATTTATGTAAGGAGTAATATATTTAAGCCTGTCTTTACTTAAAAGATAGTCTGAAGCAAAAGAGTCAGCTGCAACTTCATTTATCAAAAACAAATCATCCTCTCCAGTTATATGATAAGTCTGTTCTAAAATTTCATCAAAGTCATAAAGCACATGATGTAATTCATGCAGAAGCACGTGCCATAAAGTTGGATATCTTTTATTTAAGTCAGATAAAACAATACATGGTTTATTATTGTATGCGAACGTAGCTCCCTTAGTTTGGAGTTTCGGTAACGATTCTTGAAAGATTACAGTTACGCCAACATTGAAAAGAGCTTTTGCCACTATCCTTAACCCATTTCGCTCATTTCTTGAATAGGGACGTATATTGGGCATAAGTTTAAGAAGAGCCTCTCGATTGTATGGATTAGGATTATTTATCAGCTCAAAATGCCGATATGCAGAATTCACCCAAAAAGTTCTGACCAAATTATCCGAACTTTTTTTAGACCTACTAAAAGCGGGAAAAATATTTGTTTCAGTATAATCATAGATTGTGGATAATCCAAAGAAATTAACAATTCGTTTTTTTATATTGAACAGAGATTGAACTGTCTGCAAGTCCGAAGATGTGAAAAAGCCAATCTTCTTCATTGTCGGTATATCAAAATTAGAAATAATATATCCCGCTTCACGAGCTTTTTGAATTTCGCCTATCTGTTCAACCGGCATATTAGGAACGTAAAGTTTCATTATGTCATTAACAGATAATCCTAAAAAGTGAGCTAATTTAATTATATTAATTATATCTATGCGCTCCCCTGTATTATTAAATATAGCCAATAAAGCTTTATGGCTTATACCTAATAAGTTCTCAATCTGAGTACCTGACATTTTCAACTCTAATAGCTTTTGTTGGTATAGCTCTTTCAACGTCGTTTCATTGTACTCTATAGATTGATTTGATTGCACTGCCGCCTCAAGTACCTTTCTTAGTTCTATATTCACTTCATCCATATACGAGGTAATTTTACCGCAAATATAGATACTATTTCGATATAAACAATCAAAATCCAGGTAATTTTACCTCGATTTCAACCTTTATAAAGAAACAAATACTACCACACAAAAGCATTCCAACTTATCCCAACCCCTACATAAAAACCACCCGGATAGCCATAGCCGACTTGCAGCCCCAATCCCCAATGCTTCTTCTTCGGCAAAATAGTATGGTAAATGTCATTCGTAACCGTTCGATACACCGTCTTCGGAAATACCATCAAACTATCCAATCTCGGCCGATATCCGCTCACCCATGCCCGGTAAAGACTATCCTCATAATAAGCCTGATTTACGTTGAATCACAGTATTACTAATACAATTGCTTTACTCGTAATTACATTTTTCTCTAGTGACGATTAGATGGTAAACTCTCAAACATTTTCAAAAGTGCTTTGATAGCTTGCTTTTCCTTAGTATTTGATTTGTTTGAGTACTCAATTATATCCTCAAAAAAATTACGATTTTGCAAATCATTAAGGTGCTTATCATGTTTTTCATTAGATATATGCTGGATTTGATTTATCAAATAACAAATTAACTCATCATGATTCATTTGTGATTGTATCAATTTGATACAATCATATTTTACATTATCATCAATGCAAGCTTTTTCCACTGTAGATATCTCATAATATACATACTTAAAATAATTCCGCATATTCACACTGGAAAGATGTGACATTTGATCTAAAATAAATTCGTATTCATTTTTTATATTTTTCTCACTTATGTCAGATGAACGAGGGAAATTTGAAAAAAGACGCAAAATGCCTACTTTCATTTTTTCAAAAGCCGAACCATCTATTTTCACATTTTCTTGATCTTCTATTATTTCTGCTTTTTCTACTACTTTTTGATAAATCACATGATGATTAGTCAAAAGTTGAGTAAATAGTTGATCAAAAGACATACGGCTAGATAGTTTTATTTGACTATTGTATGTTTTGTAAATCCAATACAGGGCAATAAAAGATATCAACGTAGCGACACAAGTAGCATAATCTCCCCAATCTTTTATGTCAGATGAATAATCCTGATCACCTAGTTTATATATAAAAATAGCTATATGTGATACTATTATTATGAAGGAAATTGTATAGATCCAAAAAGTAAGAACATTTTTTCTTATACCTGTTTCACTGTATCCCATCTTCTTTTTTCGAGGAAAAGTTACCGAACCGAGCCAGTAAAAGCCTAAAGCCAAAGAGAGCCCCAAGGAAATATAATAAGGTATATCTTTTTTCCAAAGAAAGACATTTATATAAGAGACAACATTCCCCAAACAAACCAATGCTACAAAAATTAAAATAGAATATTTTTTGCAGTTTTCCCGATACTGATTATTGTTCATTGCTTTCACATTATTAGATTTAGAATACAATTATAATACATTTTTCTCATACTACATCTCAACATTTAAATAAGATATCAAGTTTGCTACAAAAAAAACTCGGTCGTCATAAGCCAGAGCAAAACTTGTCGCTACAAGCATCATTTCTATCTCTTCAATCTCTTATATAATAGCCATCCAGCAATAAACAACAGAAAGCCTATTATTATCCCGAACGCCCAACCACCAAGTTCAATCTTAATCTTTTGCCACCTGTTTAACTCCTTCTCTACAGGATAAGGAACCTGAACGCTATCAGTCTTCAGTACCGTATCTGTACGATTGATAAAGATATACCTATACTCCATCTGCTTGACATACTTATATATGGAGTCACCTTTGATGGCATAGAATATACTATCATGCTTATATATGCTATCATACCGAATGCTGTCACGTGTCTTATACTCAGTACGTACAGTTTTGACCGGAACATACTCAATGCTCCTGCAAGCTGCCAAGCACAACAATATGACTAATATCCACGGCAGCTTTCTCATAACACAAGCACTTGTTTACGGTTTGCCCCTTTACGGTAACTAACGTGTACCCATGAGAAATGTTTCTCATCAATCAATTGGTCGAATGGCAGTCCAAGTTCCTGAATCATATAGAACAACTTCTTATTCTCAGCCGGGCTTCCTCCGGTAATGTCCGCCGCCCGTCCTGTCATGTGGTCGCTGGTGGCAGAACCTTTCACCGCCTTGTTGAGTGCCAGGCAACGGAAACCACTGTTAATCCGTATAGGCTTGCCGTATGCCTCCCGTAACGGGTCAAGCACGTTGTTCACCAATGCCTGCACGTTGGGCAGTAATTCTTTGGGCAGGCGGTTATCAATAGCCCGCCTGTCGGCTGTATCACTTCTTACAAATTCTGCGACTGTAAAATACTTCATTTCTCTTCCTCCTTTTCTTTAGTTATTACTTCCTCAATATCTTCTTTCTCTACACTGAATACCTTTTTCGCAAATACCCCTATTGCCTTTGCCGCATTGAAATTATATCCCTTGGGCTTTAGTATGTTGCTGATTATCGAGCATCCCTCGATGAAGCAGACAAACAAGCAGGCGTAGGTGTCTATGTGCATTGAGCCTCCGGCAGCCTTATTTACCATGACCACCATAACGACGAAGGAAAAGTAAGTCACCATCTTTCCCATTGTAGCCCTCCACGCCCGGCTGAACCTTACGTGTTCCTTCATCAACATACTTTTTCTTACTCCCGTGACAAGGTCGCAGATGATGACACAGAACATGGCAATCAGCCACGGTATCATCAACTGCAAGCTGTCAATAACGAAACTTCCGGCTATAGGGGCGAACACCCCTGCTGTGGCTTGGTGAATTGCTTTTTCCTCCATCGCACATATTATATAATGGTCTGTACTATTTTGGTTGCAACTCCTGCATACGTGCTCACGAATGCCGCCATCTCTGCCCAGAACAACCACTTCCGGTATTTGAGCATGATAATCCCGGCAATCAGGAAAGCCATAGCAGGCAACCACCACATGCCCGACAGACAGAGCCAGAGGATAGCCGCCAGTCCACTGATGGCGGTACCGGTATAGTGCACCCTGCCTTGGAACTCCTCCTTAAACAACGGTGCAGAACCTACGAACATGAGTCCTCCACATGAGAGGAATGCGAGGAACTGCAAGTTCCCGGAAGAGCACTCCAGCCACACCGGCATCAAGAGCATGGCAGGAATAATCATAGCCATTTGGAACAACCATGCCGGACGGTTCCGCTTTTTCAACTGATAATAAGTATCAGAGAGTGACCAAGGCACTCCACACACTCTCACCGCATACACTATGTACATAGTGAGGAATATCAACGATATAAGGTATAAGTAAATCATATCATTATTGATTAAGGTTAAACACTAATTTATCAGGATAGCCGGAAGTATAGTCGTAGGCTTCTACCTCTTCTTTCGTGGCAAGTGCTTTGACAGCAGCTATGTGCTCCTGCGTAGCATTGTAGGAATCCAGAGCATAGAGTTCCAAAGCAGCAAGCATCTGCAAGGCAAGAGGAATAGGTATCACGTACTTCATCGCATCATGCCATAACACAGTCGTTTCTTTCCCTGCTGTCTGCTCGATAGTGATTGAATTTACAAGACCGACACGCGTATCTTTATCAAGCCACATCCGCTTTCCGCCCAACAAGAACTGATTAACAGCATCCGATTGGTCATACTCGGTTATCTGAGAGATTTTCAGGCTTTTCACTTCTTCGATTGTAGGTTCATAGGGAGACCTTAGCACACAATCAAACACTTCTTTTATAGAAGCTGACGAATTAGCATTATAGAACGCTTCTTGTTCCTCGTTTAGTTTAACCCACTTACCATCAAGGTAATCTTCATAGGTTGTACCTACTTCATAGTTATCATCAAGCTCAAAATCGAGGTTAATAACTTTACTTACTGAATCGATATTTACATATAACATAATCTCTGTTTTTAAATTACTTACTTATTGCAATCATATAAGAACTATTAATCCCAGACAGTGCCAATGAAAAAGTGTTCCCATAATCAGCAGACCTATATAATGCAGAACCATTTATACAATAAATATATTTACCATTGGAGGACATTACAAACTGGGTTGCATCATCCATACCAACCAGTCTGGTAAAACTCCTACCAAAATCGCGGGATATCCAATTTCCTTGACTACTACCATATATCAGTATAATATACTTTCCTGTATGGGACACACATATCTGAGTGGGTATATAGTAGTTATTAATCTCAGCTACAGAAATCCGGTCTACTGTATCCCAATCATCACAATGTACCCTAAAGATGCCATTATAATCAAGAGAAGCACTTTTAAAAGAATAGAAGATATACTTACCATCACCACTCATCACCATATCATTTAATTTATTACTAGTTGAATATGGGTACTCTATTTGTTTTGACAGTTTCAAAGTCAAACTATAATCATTAGAACCATGCATAAATGAATCCCCGGCAATTACTATATATCTGCCATTCCTTGATACAGCTAATTTATGCATTTTATAATCAACATTTAACCAGTTTCCCTCAATGATAGTGTTCGTTTGAATATCAATTTTACGTAAATATTGATATTCACCTAATACAAACAGGGTGTTTCCGTCTTTAGTAATATCCATCCCTGTTATATCTTCAAATAAAGTATTGGGTTTAATGAGATTAGTGGTAACCAAACCATCTCTCGAAACATATATATTATTTATACTACCGCGAGTAGCTACAAATACATCACCTGTATCCTCTAATATAGCAACTGATGCAGACAGATAGATAAAATTACATTTCTTCTCAGTAAAGCTCAGACCATAATCTGTAGAAAAGAATTGTTTACCCATATATATGGCTGCTACATATTTCCCACTTTTAACGCCTGAATCCGCTCTTCTTTGTATAATACTCATAATCGTTATTCTTTCATTTTTACGGATATAGAGTACGCACCTGCTGCATAGCACCAAATGCTAATCTCAAAAACATCTCCCGAAGCAACACTTAGCGATGAGCCTGACATCGAAGTGTACGCACCACTATTAGGTATAGGCTGAATAAAAGTTGCCATTGCTTTACATCTAATATATAAGTCTTGCCCTACTGACATACCACTTGCGACAGACAGATTTGTAGCAGAAGCAAGGGTAGCAACGATACTTCTCTTTGATACAGGCAAAGAAGCAAGGGTTGTAACCGTATTGACACCCGTGACGGTCGGGTCTCCAACACCCTGAGGACCTTGTGCACCCGTAGCACCCTTCGCACCAGCAGGACCGGTAGCCCCCTGTGGTCCGGTTGCACCCTTCAGATTCTTGAAAGCAAAAGCAAAGGTTCTTGCAGATGCCGTTCCACCTGCAGTGACCGTTACAGAGGGAGTACCGATATTCGCATCAACTGTAGCAGTCGCTCCCGTAATAGTGGCATTGACCCCAGCAGGTCCAGTTGCACCTTGTGGACCAGTCGCACCGGTAGCTCCTTTAGCTCCGGCAGGACCTGTCGCGCCTTGAGGACCGGTTGCACCAGTGGCACCTTTCAAGTTTTTGAAGGCAAAGGCAAAGGTTCTTGCAGAAGCAGTACCACCAAGAGAAACTGTTACTGCAGGAGTACCGACATTGGCATCCACTGTAGCGGATGCACCGGTAATGGTTGCGTTTGTTCCAGCAGGACCAGTGGCACCGATTGCGCCTTTTGCACCAGTATCACCCTTGTCTCCTTTATCGCCCTTTGGACCTTGTATTCCCTGTGCACCAGTGGCACCGGTTGCCCCAGTAGCTCCTGTTGCACCTCTTGAAGGTTTACCTGTATCGGTAGTCCCAAGATACCAATTACCATTCGAACCAATCGTAGGTGTCGTTCCGGCAGGACCTGTCGCACCAGTTGCACCTTTTGCACCAATAGGACCGGTAGCCCCTTGCGGACCAGTATCCCCTTTGGGACCTTGAAGACCGGTTGCTCCTGTATCCCCCTTAGGGCCAGTAGCACCAGTATCGCCCTTTACTCCTTGCGGTCCTGTTGCACCAGTATCACCTTTTATCCCCTGTGGACCTTGTACACCTTGAGGACCTCGTGCTCCTGTATCCCCTTTCTCTCCCTTATCGCCTTTCTCTCCTTGTAATCGCCCCTGACTTTGCCAGTCACCGTTATACCATGCGTAATATGTGTAGGGTAAAGCTGCACCCACAGCATAGAAACCGCTACTACCGGAACCATCAGGAACAGCAGCTTTCAAGGCGGCAAGTGTATCATATTGTCCAAGAGGAGTGAACGTATCTCCCGGCTTACCTTTAACATAAATATCCGTCTTTACGTACTTTTTAGTGGACTTCTCCCATTGGTATACATAGTGGTCCGTCCCGATATAGGTAGGATGTTCTGCCGTGTCAGTAGCGTTTGCAGTGGCCGTTTCCGAATTCTTCTTGAGGGTAGCAAATTCAGTAACACGGTTACCTTCTGCAGTTACACGGCCGCTTTCAGCATTGACGCGTACACTCTCGGCTATCTGACGGCTTGTTTCTGCACTCTTACGCACATCCTCAGCTGTAACGCGGGCATTCTCTACAGTAACACGCCCGTTTTCAGCCGTCACACGGGAACCTTCTGCAGTAACGCGGTTCTTTTCAGCATTGACACGGCCTGTTTCATTTGTCTGCCGGATAGACTCAGCACCAGCCCGCGTAGTCTCAGCATTTTTACGTTCATCTTCGGCACTGATACGTTTGGATTCAGCATCAGCACGTCCGAACTCAGCAGTAGCTCGGGCAGTCTCGGAAGCCTGTCTGGTAGTTTCAGCCTTGCCCCGTTCTGTCTCGGCTGTTTTCCGGGTACCTTCGGCCGTCACACGATCTTTCTCCGAATTGATACGCGTAGCTTCAGCAGATGCGCGGGTACCTTCAGCAGAAACACGCTTTGTTTCCGCATCCTTACGCAGGTTCTCCGCTGAGACACGTCCTTCTTCGGCTTTACGCAGTTCTTCGGCAGCTTCCTTGGCAGGAGCAGACAACAGTTCCAAAGGAGCTTCAACAACCGACTCGTCCATATCAGAAAGACGAAGTGCGGGCAAGCTCACTATGTCATCCAGTGAATCGACTACCTCGACATCACCAACACCTTGGGAACCCGTAAGGAGAGCTTTCTTTACCTCTTCTACAAGCTGGTTAAACTGATTTGAATCTAATACCATATGGTTTGAATTGATTTTAAACGGTTAATTACCACTCAGCTGGTTAATTATACTGCGCTTCACCGCAGCTATTAGCCGGGAGTTTTTGACTACAAGTTCTAAAGCCCTGCAATACTGGTCCGGAATCTCCACCGCATCAGTTGAATAGTAGATTTTCTTTGCCAAATCTTCAAAGCCGATATCCAGAAGAATACTTCCGTTATACATCATCTCGTTACCGACTGTCTCGGCTGCATCGAAGGTTTGTTTTCCACCTTCAAAAGAGGTCTGTGCCTCGATCTGTCTAAAATTGATTTTCATATTCTATAAATTATAATTAAACTATCCACAATAAAAGAAGAACCAGCTACTACCATCAGAAACCAACATCATGGAGTACGTTCCTGTAAGTTTGTAGGTATTATTCATCTCCCAACCGTTAGGAGCTACGAACGGTCCATTTGTAAAAGTGACACTACCGGCAGTCTGCTTGACATAATAAACCTTCCCGGGACAAGACGAAGGAGAAGGCATTGTCATGGTAACATTCACATTGCTGGTAAAGCGCAGGAAGTCATCATGCACATTGACACTACCGGATGCTGTGATAAAGCGTGTATTGACACCACGTGTCGACACAGGCGCATCTATCTCTAAAATACGGGAAGAAGGAGTAGTCAACTTTCCATAGATCATCATATCACCGGCAAAACTACATTTGTCACCAAAGTAGCACTCACCGGCAGATACATGTATGGCTTTGTTGCGGCCTTCAATTGCAGCAGAGATACTGAGGACGGCAGGAGATGTGGAATACCCGGGTTCACCTTCCTTAAAGCAATAAGGCCTGATGGTGAGCATGTTCAAGTATTTATTCTCCATGACGCCATGCATATAATAAGGCTTGCTTAATGAGAACTGGCTGGTCTCATCGGTAAAATCAACTAACTGGCTGTTCGGATTGGTAGATATACCGCTACTGTGCAAATACAAATCACTGCCTATCCGACCGCTGGAAGCGTTGATAGTGCCGTTAAAGGTTCCATTATTAGCAGTCATGTTATTCACAACAACATCACCGGAAGCATCCCAGGTGATATTACTGTTGGCAAGGTATCCAGAGTTATTGTTGCCTAAATACCAAGAACCGTTTTGGTTATATATTGAACCGTCAGCACCGAGCACAACATTATTTTTATGAATAGAATCAACGTCTATGATCCAACCTGCAAGATTGCCGTCAGTGGCGGTTATACTTCCACTGAATGTACCTCCTTTACCATGGAAAACACCATTACTATCAATGTAGAAAGGGTCAGTAGGCTTATTGACATTCTTGACTGAAATGGTATTCAGGGTAAGGTTGCCATCTGTATCGACTATGAACTTCCCGTTGATGATGGTCTTTCCGGTAAAGTTTATCTTATCAGCCTGAATCGTAGCATTGGAAATCAGGTTACCAGCTTCATCCTCTGTGATGAACGCACTTATTTCAGCCCGTCTGACTATTTCGCCATACGGGTCAACCTTCTGGGCAAACACAGTAGCAATATTGCTTTCTGTCACTAAACCGGCTCTGTCGATGTTGGTGATATTACCTTTGGAATCGAAAGTAATCTTCTGTACAAACTGGTCAATCCGGTTACTTGTCTGGCTGATAGCGGATGAATGTTCTTCTACCGTACCTTTCAGACTGTTGGTTGCAGTAACCAGACTATCAATCTTTTCGGCCGTCACATGGAAGCTGCCTTCATGCTTGTCCAAGCCACCCTCTACGCTTGTTACCCTCTGTGTTATCTCCCTGATGGACTGCTGGAACTCACTGAAAGTTCCACCGGAACCATCCCCGACAATACCTCTGATAGAATCAACCTCTATCTTTAAAGTAGAATACTTACCGGTGATATCGGTTACGTTAGCAGAAATACCACTGACTGTCTGGGTGAGCTTTGAGTAGTTGGTCCCCTGTTCGGTTATGTCCGCAACTATACCCTCTATCTTCTGGGCAGTCACATGGAAAGAAGCTTCATGAGAAGTTAACCGGCCGTCAATAGCATTCACCGTAGAGATGGTAGCCCATAACTTGTTACCGTCAGCAGTAGTGATCCAACCTGCCGACTTGATGGTATTATTGATAGTATCGGTAGCAGATACCATTGCATCTATCTTTTCAGCAGTCACATGGAAGCTGGAAAGATGCTTTGTCAGCTTACCATCAAGGTCAGCTATAGATGATGAGAAATCTGCACGTAATCCACGGGCGGATAAATCAATGGCTGAAGTATAAGCTTCCGTTATACGACCCTCGGTATTTGTCAGGTCTTCCGTAAACTTCGCTTCAAGATTACGGGCAGTCAGAAGGAATTCACTGTGATACTCTTCAAGCTTGCCGGCCGTGCTTCTGATTTCGTCAAGGTTCGCCTGAATCTTCTTGTCTGTGAGTTCGAAACGCATGTTGAACTCCTCGCGCAAGTCGGCAAGAGCGTCATCGGTAAGAGTCAGTGAATAGACATAGATGTCACCGGTGAAAGACATGTAGAAATCACCGGTACCGTTCCACTTGCCGGTTATCTCCATCTGCTTGAATTCAGTACCGGGATACAGGTCCTTTGAGAAGGAAATCGGGGTATATTCTTCGAAGCCCGTCTCATTCTCATCATTGAAATGAACGGTAAGAATACCGGGACGCTTCACCAGATACTTGAAAGAGACGGTGAACTGCCGGGGGCGCTTGAGTTCGTCGAAAGTCTCAAAATCCGGATGGCGGTAAAAGTTTGAATTAACCTGCTCGATATAGCTGTTCTTTAAGCGCAAGACACTTTTTGCACCCTCGCTTACAATATCGGCGAAAGACTCCTTGTTCGCATAGAAGTTGCTATTGAAGTACAGCAATCGACCATCTACACGGAAGATACGTATGTTGCTGCTACCAGTCCAATACTGCATATCTGCGGCAAAAGACGCATTGTTCAGGTAGTTGTCAAGGGCATTGATTTCATCGCGCACGGAAGAGATTTCAGACTTTATCAAACCTTCAATGACGGTAAACATCGTTAGAATATCCTCACCGGCCATGGTAAGAAAACGCCCCTTAATTTCGACTCCACCTTCCGGGGTATATTTGATGTAAGTGCTTTCGTCACGGGCACCGATATAAGAAGTGCCATACACCTTCATGTAGGCGTGACCGGTGGACTTGTCAAGCCCGAAGGAAATGATGTCCTTCTCTGTCAGGTTGAAATCATTGATACCAGCGTAGAAGGTGATAGATGGGGATATCTCGTTAGTGGATGACAGAACAATCGCACTTTGAAGGTCCACATCTGTACGGTGTCCTAAACCGATAATGTCATCACCTGCTTGGGGGATATCGCTTCCCCCGTCACAAATAGTCTTGGAAAGGTCAATATAATCACGCCCCACCTCCATGACCTCACGCCAGTAGTAGCGGTTGGATGCATTAAGGGTGGTACCGTCAACAATGTTGCATTCCTTGGCCTGCGCCAGCGAACCAACACTGAATTCGTTCGCAATTGCTTCCCCTTCCTGCTCGGCAAGAAAATAGCATCTGTAGACATCTTTCAGCTCTTCTACACGAATACACTTCATTCCAGCGTGGGTGATAATCTGTTCACCGCCGACATGCGTAGCTTTCTTAACTTGTAATTCTTCAAAGACTGCCTTTATCTTCACATACAGACGGTCAACAACAGCTTGGGAAGTGCCGTCTTCGCGTACTGTGATACCACTGCCGTTCTTACCAATCAATAATCCCTTGAGGAACGTGATAATCTCTTCCGCCACATCGGGGAAGTCCTTCCTCAGAAACATCCTGAGTGTACGCAAGGCAGAGAATACATTGAAGTTACTTGCGGCCGTAGCGTCGTTAGTTTTAATAACGTAGATATTACTCCCTCCAGAACCGGTGAAAGTCTGCCCTTTGAAAGTCAACTCTTCGACTTGCGTTTCAATATCGGAAAGGCGGGAATAGGCAGTACTTTCACCGATGGTATATTGTGGGGAGTCGTAAGGTAAATCCAGCTTGATTTCAAAGCCGATGACACGGGACAAGCGCCCGTCCTTGAAGTAGGCGGGGTTGACAAGGTTAATTCTCTGACCGATATCAAAGCTATGATTGATTTGGTCATCATGCACCCAAATGGAGTTGAGGGTAGCGGTATAAGTACCATCGTCAATGCAGGTCTTTGCTACATATTTCTTGGCGGCGGCAAGTAGTTCCTGTTCGGCGGTGGCAACTAAACCCAGTTCGGCTATCTTCTCGGCATTCCAACCACTAAGGACGTATTTATCACCTTCTGCAGGAAGAAGAATTTCATCCGGCAAGGGACGGCCGTAGTCTTCGTTCTGTACAATCTCCCAAAGCTGAGCGTCCGGGTTGAATGTGCCGTCGTCGTTCTTTTCGGTCAAGCCAAGAGGATTGAAAGCAACTCCGAATTCCATACCATTGAGCTTGCCGGATTCGAACCTGATTTTGAGTTCCTGACCTTCAAGGATGTATTCCTTTGAGAAGTTGATTCCGGTATCGGTAAAGCGGTAAAAGGTAGCTTTCGTCTTAGTACCGTCTTCATTGTCTACCTCGCTTTCGTAGGAGCTTACATCAGTGATTTCACCTACTCTTTTAGGGTAGATGTCGTCAAATACAACAACAGCTTCAATGGCTTCAAAGTCACTCATGCCCTCATAGGCATCCACGTATGGAGTGCCTGCCGGAAGCATAAGGCGCTTCTGAACGATACCATTAACAACAGTACTCTGGTCTACCGGGCGATAGTTGGTAGGGATATTTCTTGTTGAACCGAATGCGTAGATACGGGTGGCATAAGTACCCTTGCTGTCACTCCGGCTCATGTCCTTGGCTTCCTTATCCAGTTCTATCTTAACAGCGTCGGAGAACTCACACCTACCAAAGTTAATGACATGGTCCGTTACCCAGCAGTCACAGCCCCATTGGTCAGCCATAGAGAACATGGCATCAATGAGGTTCATGTTCTCATAGGTCATCAGCTTGGAAGACCTCTCTACACTGCTGTCAATGGAAAACTCAAAGTCCTTTCCCTCGTACTTATAACCAAGAGCTTTCAAATTACGAAGAAATACACCCATCTGGATATCCAGTGAAGCGGTAAGGGACCAAGACGCTTCCTGCCCTCCACTCTCCGGGGTGTACTTGAATATCTTTGTTTTCCATTGCCAATAGTAAGCATCCAAACGAAGCTCGTAGTCATACCCTCCGGTGGATGCGTTGTAGGTCGGATAGGACAAGTCTACTATCTGATAGATTTTAGCCAGTTTCCCACCCATAGAGGCATCGAAGACACCGCGCAGGTCTACGTAATCACCTACTTGGAAATCGATTGGATGCAAAGTATTAAAGGGAAGCACAACATAGTCCTCCTTCATCAAAGAGAACCTACCTTTTGCACCGGGATTGATACCGGTTGAAAAGCGAGTATTGCCTTGTATGTCCTTAATATCTATCATAACTACAAATGTCGGAGATAAAAAAAAGAAGCCCTAAAATTTAGAGCTTCCATACACGACAATGAATTTAATGTCGTAAATTAGCCTCTAATGCTCGGATTCGGCTCGCAGAACTTACTTGTTATCTTACCGAACGTCCGGTCAAGACTTTGGGCATAAGATACGCTTTTCCCAAGATAGACTAGGTGATAGATATCACTGCTATTGTCCGGTACTTGGATATCAACCGCCCCTTTGTAGAGTTCCTCGGAAAAGGCCTTCTTCTTCCTTTGGTAATCCTCTGGAGAGCTACCTTGTATTGTAAACGTCAGAGCCAATTCGCGTTCATCCAGCTTGGGCGACTTTACCACCACTTCTTTTCCATGTTCCAGTCGGGATTTATTTTCAATGAATTCCTTCAGAGAAACCGGTGCACCCAGTACATCAAAGAAACTATTACCCATTCTAACACCCCACTCTTTAAGAGCATCTTTGTTGTTAATTATCAACTCGGCCATATCTATAAGTTTTTAAAGGTTCTTTAAGTTCCGTTTAATCTCATCGGTGCCAGCAAGTATCTTGGGGCTGTTCTTCGCAAGTATAGCTGAGTTTTCCACTATATCCCTACGAGCAATATTACCCTCCACTTGGAATGTCCTCATCTCGTCTACAATCCTTTCCATACTGGAAACCTTTTCAGTCAATACCTTTATATCTTCTGTCGGAAATACAACATTTATCTGGGACTGATAGCTATTAGTGATGATTCCTCTTGTCTTATCAACGAAATTGGGCGTACCAGACATTAAGGCAGGAATATCATCGTTTGTAATGTCTATCAATGACAGTCTTTTGTCGATGGATGATAATAAGCCAGTTTGTTGAACAGCTTGATTCTTGATTTCTTCTCCGGCAACCTGCAAAGCCGTAAAACGCCCGTTAAGCTCTTCGCCGGTGTCTTGTGACATGGCTTCAAAGCCTTTGGAAGATGCCTGCTGTGAAAACATGGTTCCAAAGAACTGGTTGATAGCATCCACTTCCTTCTTCATGTCATCAACCATAGTCTGTTTCATGGAGTCAAGGAGCTGCTTTTCTTCGGAAGTCAGGTTGTCATCTCCCATGGCACGTTGCCATTCGTTGTACCACTTCTGCATCTGGGGTTTGAAGTTCTCCACATACATGGCTTTAATGAGAGCCTTACGCATGTACTCGCTCATGTCGTCGGAGATATCCTCGGCGGTGGCTTCAATATCATAGAGGGAGTTTAGTATGCCATCAGAGAATGACTCCCATTCCTGCTCTGCCTCATTCCTTGCATTCTCAGCCTCTTGTGCGGCTTCTTCGGCACGCTTTATTGCACCCGTATCAAGAGATGGGAACAAAGCATTAGCAGCATCCACGATATCAACACCGGCTTTCTGAATCTCGGCTATCATTTCGTCCAAGGTCTTACGCTCGGCGGTATCTATGGCACCGTCCTTCATAAACTCGGTGTATTTGTCATACCAAGCCTGAATCTGAGGTTGGAGCTGAGCGGTAAACATAGAATCAACCAAGGCGTTACGCATGTACTGATAAATATTGTTGGCTACATCCTCGGCAGTGGCTTCCGCATCATACAATACGTTCTTGATACTGTCAGAGAAAGATTCAAAGGCTTTCTTGACTTCTTCGCCCGAATCCGTCCAAGCATCGCTGATTTCTTTTGCTGCATCTGATACTTCCTTGCTCAGCTCGTCAATGTCAGTCTTGATATTGGCACGCTCTTCATCAGTTACAAGTCCATCGGCGGAATACTCTTTCCATTTCTCCCAGATAGCTTTGATACGAGGTTCGTACTGTTCGATATACATTGCCTCGATAAGCTCTTTGCGCATGGATTCAGCAATGTCCTTGGCGACGGACTCGGCTGTCACTTCTGCATTGTACAAGGAGTTTAATATACCATCAGAGAAAGACTTGAATTCCTCTTCAAGCTCCTTCTTTAGGCTGCTCTCAGTGATACCGAGAGTATCGGATAGAATGTCTTTGGCGGTCGTAATGTCGTTAGCCAGTTTCTCAGCTTCACTTCTCAGTGCGTTACGTTCAGCATCGGTTATATCACCGTCAAACATGGCTTCCTGAACCTTCTTATAGAATTCCTCTATCTGCGGTTGGAAGGTATCGGCAAACATCTTGTCAACCATCTGTTGACGGATGTATTCAAAGATATTATCTGTCACATCTTCGGCGGTAGCTTCGATGGAGGACATTGCAGACTTCACGTTATCAACGAATGACTGTAGGTCTTCGGCATCCTTCAGTTTGTCAGCGAAGATACTGTTCACGCTCTCAACGCCCTTCATCATCTGTTCAATGTACTGGTCTACTTGGGAGCCAAGTTGCGCCATATCACTCTCTGATAATCCGTCTGCTGAGAGGTCTTCAAAGGTCTTGTATAGTTCTTCCATCTTGCTCTTATACTCCTTTTCGTACAGAGCATTTATCATGGCTTGACGGAAGTAGTCATAGATATTATCGGAGACATCTTTAGCTGTCACGTCCAAAGAAGTTAGAGCACTTTGCATATCACTGACAAATGATTCAAGAGCCTCTTTGGCAGAATCTGAAGTAGAATCAGACCATCCAAACATTTTCTGATAATTTTCCCATTCTGCCTTAGCTTCTTCAACGATGTCTAAATAATCTTGTTTGGAAGCCTCCATCTCTTCTGGTGTAAGCTTTTTATCGCTTTCTACGCTTTTGGCAAAATTAGTATACCACTCTTGGAGCTTCTTATCATATACACCGGTCATCATTATTTCAAGCAGAGCATTTTGCATCATCTCCTCAAAGTCCTCAGCAAACGCTTCTGCATTATCCTTCATTTCAAGCAATGAGGTACGAAAGTTGTCTTTTACCGAATCAAAAGATGTAGAAGTAAGTTTTTCATAATAGGCATTCTGAAGTTCCTCAAGTTCTTTGTAGTATGATATATAAGAATCCATGTATTGAGCGGCATCTCTATATCCATCATCGGCTGAATTCTTAATTTTAGTATATAAGTCTGTGGCTTCTAATGCAACTTTCGCCATCTGCTCACTCGTTAAATTCCAGAAATCACTGGCATTATTAACTGTATGCCCGACAACACCACTAATGCGTGCCCAGTCGCTTGAAGACATGGCATTATTTATTTTCTTATTTGAAGAATGGCTACCTCCCATACCTAAGAAACCATTGCTATAAGCTTCTGCACTTCTTCGCATCATTTCTTGGGTATTACGCATCTGTTGCTCCAAATTGGACTTCTGTTGGTTATACACTTCTGTAGATTCCACAACAGAAGTAGATTCCATTTTATCAGCAAGATTGTCAATAGCCATTTCCAAGTCTTGATTGGATTGAGTAAGATTCTCAATATCTTTTTGTAATTGTGGGTCACTTTCACCACCAAAATCAAGTCCTGTCCACCCGAACACAGTATCCCATGCGCCATAAGCCGCATTAAAAATAGAGTCAAATATATTTCCTAAAAAGCCGTCAAGGCCTTGCTCGCCAATGGAATCTAATGCAGAAAATACCGCACCGATAATCCCTCCTATCTTCTTTCCAGATTCAGAGAAAGTATCAGCAAGCGTTCCCGCCAATTGTCCAACCTGTGACAGAGACATTTGGGAATTGCTGCCAAGGTCTGTTATTACATTGGCTAAAGTAGCAACGTTACTTGTCGCTTTCTCGGCTGATTGACTTACATTTGTTTGTGCATTCTGAACACCTTTTTCTGCATTGTTTTTTTTGATTAAAGCAGCCTCTTGTTCGCTCTCTGTACCGTTTTTGAGGGCATCATTATATTCTTCCTGAGCCTTAATCAGTTCTTCTTGTGCAATACGGAGCGCATTAAGTTGCTCCGGCAAACCTCCCAATAACCCTCCTTTATCAATTAAGGTCGTTTGTATCTTATTTAACGATTCATCAATGATTTTCTTTTGGTCGATATCCATTGATTGGTATTCCTGACTTTCCCTAAACTCTTTGAGTTGTTTTTTAATCTTATCAAGACTTTCCTTGGAGGCATTGCTTAAGTCTCCGAATACCATCTCCCAATTAATCTCTTGCTTCAATTCATCTACTTTGAGAGAAGATATAGCTTCATTCCATTGCTTTTGAAGAGCATTCTTCGCCCCAAGCGAAGTCTCCTTGTTGATATCGTCTTGAAACTTCTTATCAATTGCAGCCTTTTTCTGGGAAAATGTTCCATACTCCATTAGATATTTATTCATCGCATCCTCACGCTCTTGCCATTCATCTAATCCTTGTTTAGTTTCTGTATGAGCTACAATCTTATCCCATGCTGCAATGATTTCGTCTACGTTAACAGTAGAAGCATCAAATATCTTTTTTACATAACCTTTGGACTGCTTGGATTTTAAATCTTCTTTGGCATCGAAGATTTCTTTTTGAGCTTGTATTTCAGCACGAATATAGTCTTCTTTCTGACGCTTAACATTCTGAATCTCTATCTTGTTATTCAAATCACGCTGAGCCTTTTCTTTTTCATAGCCGTCAGTCATCGCATTAATTTTAGCTTGAGCTGCTTGGTTTTCCAAATCCTGCTGTTGACGCTGACGTTCAAGGGACTGCTTAGATTCGAGTTGAAGAACTTTTTCATTTTGGGAGCGGAGCATCTCTTGTTCTTTGCGGAGTTTTTCAGCTTGGTTTTCTTGTTTGGAGGTATCAGTAACACTGCCTAAATCCTTGTAGGATTTCTCCTTAGTCTGCATTTTATCGCGAGCTTCCTTTACCTGCTCGGATGTGGCTTTTTGATCTTTCAAAAGTGCTTCGTATCCTTTCTTTGCTTTCTCCCAATCTTCTTTTGCTTTGGCAAGGTCTTCTTGATAAGTTGTTTTATTCTTCTCGGAATCAATGCGTGCTTGTTTTGTTGACTTTGTGGTATCTATGAGATTTTTAATTTCCTTAACCTCATAGATGGCTTTATCGGATAAAGAGCCTTTCTCGTCAATTGGCAAGCGAATTTTTATCATACCATTTTCGCCCTTGCCTCTAATTTGGTTCTCCAATTTTGATATATAGTTGTCAAACTCACTTATATCAATGTTTTTAAGATTTGAGATGAATTGCTCAGAAATGGAACTACCTCTGTCAACAAGGAACTGGTCTCTATCGAAGCGAAGTTCTTTTAGCTTATTTATTTCTTGCTGAGTTAATTTACCTCCATTAATCTGTTTGGCTGTCAGAGTATTTTCATAGTCGGATACGGCTTTATTCGCAGCCTCAAAGTCTCTTGCGACTCTTTCACCTGCACGCTTTGCATCTTCTTCAGCGATTTGCTGTTTTAGTTCAAGAATATCTGCAAGTTTTATTGTTTCGATGTCATATTGAGCAAAGATTTTAGGGTATTCCTTACGTAGTTCGGCCAAGCTCTGCCCCCTCTGCAAATCAGACAAGGCAATGTTACGAGAACTTTGTACAAGAGAGTCTATTTTCTGTTTATGCTCTTGCTCTTGTTTAGTGGCTTCTTTCTGCCGCTTATTAAAGCGTTCTTGCGCTTTCTCTGCCTCTGTAGTACTATCAGACATCGCCCACATAGCAGTCGTTAATCCGATTACTACCGTAGCTAATGCTACATAGGGATTAGTGAGCATTGCAGCATTCAAAGCCAATTGAGCCTTTCTCGCCAATATCCGGACATTAGTCAAACCTATCTCTACAAGTGTATGTTTGCTTTCAGCAGCAGCAACAAGCATCACAGCAGTACGATATGTTCCATAAGTAACCACCAATCCGGTCAATACTTTACCCACCGTTTCATAGTTCTCAATCAGTGAAGTCGTCATCTGAATACCGTCCATGATAACACCTTCCGACTTAGTTCCCAATTCGTTAAACACAGAATCCCAAGCATCCTGCATCATGGACATTTGGCCATTGATAGTTTGGGATGCGTTCTCGGACATATTGTAGAACTTGCCACCTGCCGAAGTTGCATCAATAAAGGCCTGCTGTACCATTTCTGCGGAGATTGCACCTTTTGACATTTCATCTTTGAGTGTGGCAATGGATTTACCTGTCTTTTCAGAAATAGTTTGTAACGGATTAAACCCAGCATTAATCATTTGATTCAGGTCTTGTCCCATGAGTTTTCCAGTAGCTGACATCTGGGAGAATGCCAGAGTCAAGGAATTGAATTTACCTGATTCTCCCATTGAAATATCGCTCAAAGCTTTCAAATACTTAATAGTATCTTCCGCCTGGATATTGAAGCCAAGCATCATCTTTTCAGCCCCAACCATATCGGTCATGGCGAGAGGTGATATCTTTGCCAATTCTTTGATTTGTGGCATCAGTTTCCCTGCTACATCTTTGCCTACCATCGTCTCAATGGTGGTTTGCATGGATTGAAATTCTCCACGCACACGAATGATTTCAGAACCTAACGCTTTCAGAACACCGGCACCACCGATAACCGCTAATGCTTTCTTCCATGAAATGGCAATCCCATTGTTTACTTCAACGACCTGCTTCCCATCGTTTTTATACAGTGCATATTCATCGCGGAGTTTCTTTACAGATAGCCGAGCATTTGCTTGCTCTTGGGTAAGTCCAAATAAAGCATCCCGTTCTTTACCGAGCGCTCTTTCTTGTTCTCTGATGTGATTGAGTAGTTCTTTATCTTCGTTGCCTCTTGAAACAATATTCTTATATAACTCCTTATTTTTACGAATAGTTGTTTGAAGAGAACCTATGGCATTCTTTTGGGCGATAATCTTCTCCGTAAAGCTGTTTACTGATTGGGAGGCATCAAAGATTTTTTTCTTAAAATCACCTTCCATTGCAACTCCGGCTTTGGCGGCTTCATTCACCAATTCATTCATCCGTTGAGTGGATGCCGCAAGTTGGGTATTGAGCGTTTTGAAAGCGGCAGGTGACTGCGTACCATCCATACCCTTTAACTCTTGCTTCAATTTTGCTATTTCATTACGAAGTCTTACAACTTCCTCCCAGTCACTTCCTACCTTGAAATACAGTTTCGACATATCTCTTATTTAAATGGGTTCTTACCTTTAGCTTTAAAAAACTCTTCTTCTGATACTTCTTCCAGGACTTCACCATAAACTGTATGGAGTTTGTCCTTTTGCATAATAAGTAAATTCCTATATGGTATCTTGTATACCACTTCATCATAAGACAGATGCAGAGACTCCATGAACGATGCTATCTGTCCCAGTAGGCAATTGTTTCCTACTGTTTCTGTTTTGCTGTCAGGATTGCTACGTTCTTGGCTAAAGCTAACAGCTTGTAAAAATTTTCAGCAGAAATCATCGAAAGCCCAGTTGCTAAAGCTTCCACTACTTCATCGAATGTTCCGGATGATAATTCTTCATAGAGATTCTCATCGCCCTGAATAAGCCACGATAGCGCACGAGAAGCCATTTCTACATCTTTCAATGAACGAAGCATATCCATGACCGTTACAGCTTCTTTTAGGTCAGAGAGGTAATATCCCGCTCCTGCTATTTTATGAATCGTAAGAGGATGAATCATATAGGCATTGCCATTTACGAATACCGTTTCAAAGTCTTTCCCTAAAACGGCTGCATTTACTATTTTTGATGCGTTCTTTTCCATAAGCTAAAAAGGCGGTGAGCAATCACCCACCGCCATCCTAAAACATTACTTTTTACCTCGATTATGCCGTAGGCGCATCTACCTTTTCACCATCAAGCCAGTACTCGCCTGCTACGCTATCGGTAGGATTTTCCATTGCAACAGCTGAAACACCTAAACCGATGTTCTTCTCTACGAAATTGCCCTTGCCGATTACGGAAGCATTGGTAAACACAATGTAGTTACCTGTTTTGGTCATACCGACAACAGCCTTGTTGATAACTTCTGCGACATCCGGCTCATGCCAGCCGACAACAGTCTGGCCGTCTTTCACAAGTTCACCGCCTTGCAATTCCTTCTTGTCTTCAAATGAATATTCACCCATAGTAAACGCCATGGTTCTTGCACCTTTGGCGGTAACATCCTTATAGTAGACCTTTCCGGTCAACTCATTAACATAATCCGTTGTAGTCGGATCATCTTCTGTATATCCCCAAGTGTCATTATGGGAGTTTTTCACTTCTGTAGCAGAAGCCAGCCATGTTTTTAAAGAGGCAGGTGTAACAGCAGTATTAATAACCGCACCGTACCAAATCTTTTTAATTCCGATAAATGGTTTCATATTTTTCTAATTTACATTTAACACTTCAAATAAAATTCTCACATTCACATAATGACACTTCAAAGCTGTGTCCGCTTCCGTACCGATTGATTCGATTGAGTAACGATAGGCTGTGTCGTCATAGGTGCTTACCACATCGTCGAATAACTTGTTGGCTTGCCTTTCAAGCTCATTCAGACGGATAGAGTTCGCTTCATTCTCACTCAAATTAGGCACACAGATATTTACCTCGGCAAAGGACTTCTTCCAATATATTTCCGGTTGTTGTTTCTTCGTGTGAATGACAATTCTTTCAGACTTCAATTCGCCCGTCAGGGTTTCCCCTACTGGTACTATATCTATCCTGAAAGCCTTGCAATCCCGATAGAGAATGTTTCCTATGTCGGTAGTTACTATCATTCAAATTCTTCTTTTAATCGTTTCTCTGCATATAAAGCGGCACCACTCAAAACATCAAACCCCTTGGATTCCACGAATGAAGCATATTCCGCTTCGTTTTTCAGAGTTAAACCGCTTTCATCAACATCGTAATCATTGGACGTTCTCAAAATCAGTGTGCGATCTTGATAATCGCCGTGTTCCTCTGCGTACTTCACGGCTTCATCGCCCACATCAATCATCTTCTTTTCGACTTCCCATTCGCCTTCATCGAAAAAGGAATCGACATCGGAAAAATCGAAATCTACATCCATAATTCCGAGTAGTTAAAGTAGTTCGTACTCTTCACCGTATAAACCTCGCCTTGCCCTCTCAAATTATCGCCATCCATGCAACGGACTTCATCCCCTGCCTTGACAGTGATTCTCTTCTCGCACACCACATGGTAGTTAGGACGATACACAGAACCGTTATCAGACGTAAACTCTTTAGTTGTGTTATCATCACAACGGCATTTGCATACATCTTGCCAACTTTCACCACCAGTATCAGGGATGGGTCTTCCGAACTCATCCTTATCCATCGGAGTGATAACCTTTACCTGTAATATGTGTGGAGCGAATATCATAAAAAGGTCACTTTAGGTTTGTTACTTAATTCATCTTTCAATCCGTACATCCTGCAGATAAAAGAGTAGTACTGCTTTATCCCTTCAAGATTCCAAGACATAGAAAAACCGCTTTCACTGATAGAAGTGGCACGAAGCAATAGAGAGGGGATAAACTTCGCAATTGCCACCGACACCCGCGTTTGGCAATCCTCGTTCATCTCATCCTCTCCGCTTATCTTCGAGGTAAGACACATATCCAAAAGGTCAGCTTCCGACAGGTTAATGCCGAATGTCTGAAACTTCTGTTGTATGTAGTCGTTTACCGTCATCTTAATATGGTGTAATCAGTTTACTATATGCTATATGGCTATAATGTGTGCAATACTTCGGCTTATAGACGTACCGGAACGGGCATTTAGGAACTGAAATCTGTTTCCTTTGCATTGCCGTAATAGTTACTGTTTGCTTCACCGGACTATCCACAACCTTAAATATTGGCTGCGAAGTGATCAGCACAACACAATCAACAGAAGATGCTTCAAAAGTGATACACTGAATGTCTGACAAACCAACATCAACAGATGGATTCACATACTCACACTTGGGAGATTCCACACTTGAGGCCTGCACGCCCAACGAGACCAAAGACATCATCAAAAAGCCACACATGGCAAAAATAAAATTCTTCATTTCTTTTCTGATTTATAAAATTAGACAATGGAAGGGTAGAAGCACTACCCTATCCTTTTACTCGATACCTAATGCTTCTTTCAGTTTGGCTGTTGATTCTTCATCCAGTTCTGCAACCTTAGCCAAAAGAGTTTCCTCTTTCATATTGCCGGAAGCCTGCACGCCGATAGACTTTAAAGCATCAACCAAAACCTTTTTATCAAACTCTTTTTCAAAAAGGGAGATTTTAACCTCTTTCTTTTCTTCGGGAACCTTCACTTCGGGAGTTTTCACCTCAACCCGTTCAGCGAGTTTACGGCTCTCCATATCCAACACACGGGATTCTTCACCGACTTCAATCACCTCACCGGGGGTATAATACTTCCCGGTGAGCTTGTCTCTGAAAACAGATATAACCTTTACTTTCATAGCCACCTCCTTATGCTGATTGAATTGAAACAATCTCGCTCAGGTCGAAATTGGTAATCAAGTCCGGATTAGTAATCTGCGGAATCCACTCTGCCGTATATTCCATGTAGCGACCGTTTTTGTCACGATAGTTGGAGATAAGCATCTGCCCCTCTGACGGAATGTAAGTACGTCCCTGTACCGGATCGGTCGCTTCATACGGAGTATGATGGCGCATATAACCGATTTGGTCAGAAGGCAACAGAGTAATGCGGTTGTCTACGTAAATCTGCACGTTCTTTCCTGTCTGGTCTTTCACATAGTCTTCCTTGATTTCGATACGTGGCAAACCGATACCGGTGAACACTTCGGAAGCCAAAGAAGAGGAAACCAACCCCGTACTCAATTTCATTTCATTAGTACCAAGAATCATCTTGTACTGCTCACCAAATTCGGATGAACCAAGAATAAGCTTGTTGAAAGATGCACGAGTCATAATCATTTTGGCATAAACGCCAAAATCCGGAGCTAAAGAATGAAGCTTCTCTCTCAAATAAGAGATAAACATATTCTTTCCGTCCACAACCACATCTCCACTTGTCGGCTTGATAAAGTTGAACGGAAGGGCAATCTCCAGCAGTTTATTATTGGTCTGACCGGAAGTGATTGCGGCATCCTTGTTGTAAACTGTGGCTTCACCAAGCATCAACAGCGCACCGATAATAATATCCATACGCTTGTGGGCGGCAAGGGTAATCTGACGGTAATCATCTGCCAGAAAGCTTACAATCTCTTCCATTGCGGCCTTTTGGTCTGCCGGTTTAGCCGCATTGAACTTGTCAATCAAATCCTGCAATTCAGAAAGGCGGTCAATAGACATCTGATAAGCATCACCCAAATAGGCAATCTCGCCATAGCCAGAACCGATATTCCTACGTTCACGAATAGGTTTCTCTCCAAAACGTGAGTTGATAGAACCAGCCATTACCCCAGTTACAGAACCGATATAATCTTTGAACACACGAGTAGTTACTCTACGGAAAGTAAGATACTGCTGCCAATAGATTGTGTCCTTACGTGTCTGGTTCACACGTCTGATGATAGCGGAAACAATGTTCGCGTCATCGAATAATGTTTGAATCGTTAAAAACATATCTTACCTCCTTACTCGTTAAATTCAAACCATCCCTTCATATTGGCTTTATCATTCTCAGAGAACGGCATAACCAATTTTGAAGACTCAATCTCTGCGGCTGTACGAAGCAATGAAACCAAAGTGATTCCATCCTCCACCTTTGTCCGGTTGTACAGAGCCGAATTTGCCACGTGCTTCTGCTTCAAGCCATCAACCGTAACCGCCTCAAAGAGTACCGCATCTCTGGCTATGTCCTCACCAAAAGCAGCCTTGATAGTCAATACATCATACACTTTGTTGGTCTTGTCAATAGCCGTTACTTCCGCACCTTTCGTACCGCTTCCGATGAACATACCCGTGTATGCCAAAGAGTTCTTGGCTACCTTAATGGACAATGCAGTATCACCGGTTGCGTATGCTTCCACTACTTCCACATTGATTACCGCATAAGCGAACTTGTTTTTCAAGTCCGCACAAATCGGTGTAAATCCAGGAAGAAAACTTCCCACTACAAGGTTCTGCGTGTCGAGCTTGAACGGGCCACGTCTACGGATGCCTGTCTGGACATCGTAACGTTCCTCTTGCTCAACAGGCGGAACCAAGTCATACTTAAATCCTGCTGACATAATTAATTCTTGTTTTGTTCAACAATAGCATTCGTTCCCTCGTCAATCATCTTGGCGATAGATTCAGCTTCTTTCTCAATCTTCGCTTTCGCTGATTCGGGAGGGGTTACGCCTTTGAAGCCGTCATTTGCGAACTCCTGTTTCAAGTCCTTGAAATAAGTATCCAAGTCCTCATCGTCTTTGATGGCGCACCTCTTGGCGTAGTTTTCGGGAATACCATACTCCTTTGCCTTTGCCATAATCTGCTCCTGCCGGGTAGCTTGTAACTTCTCTGTCTCGAATTGAGCGAGCTTATCAGAAAGAGGTTTAACGGCTGCACTCACTGCGTTAGCAATAATAGCCGCCATGTCGTCCGTCTTATCTTCCGGCTTCGGATTAGGGTTAGGATTGGGATTAGGGTTCTCAATTGGCTTACCGTCTTTAAGGTTATGCCTTTTCTCGTAGTTCAATACAGAAGTACGGGTAGCATCCCCGGCGCGGAAATCGCCATAGGAATTTAACACGTCCGAAAAACTGATACCCTCAACAATGGAGTTTACCTTTGTCTCGTCCGTTACACCCTCTGCCTTTTTAGTGGCAATTCGGGTAAGAATAGCAGTGTCCACCCCAGTGAATTTCTGTTGCAGTCCTGCCAAGATTTGTTCTAAGATTGTCATACCGTATGAATTTGATTTATAAATTTCTACGGTAAATTTCGTTATTTATAAAGAAGATGAAAAATTATCAGATAGGTGATACACGACAATAAAACGATTGTCGTAAAATGGTATAAAAAAAGGCGTGAAACCGAATGAATCACGCCTTTCTTTTGAATTTAAAATCCCTACATGTACTATGATAACTTTTTCCTCTTTGCCTCCTTAATAGACCCAATAGTTAAAGCCACTATTGGCACAAGATTTAATCCTAATTGCAGAACATAATTTATATATGCTCGATTTAATATAACTGGAATTAAACCAAAAATCCATTGAGTTATCCAAATAAAAAAAGCCAGAATCCCAAGTCCGAATATAACCCCAATAATAGTGGCTACCTTATCTTTTTCAATAACAAAAGGAGCAAATATTAAAAATAACAATAGTATTGCCAATAGAATAACCCATAGAAGAGATGACGTTACAGTGTGCCACATTTGATTTCTCTCAACTTCAGGAAACCATTTTCCTATCACAGAAAATACATTACCATCTGAATTTGTAATATTTACTTCTGCATTCTTTTCTACATTTGCATTCTCAAATAACGAAGCAAACCACTGGAATACATTTTTTCTATTGATAGCCTTCTCTATTTTATCATCAAGATGAGACAAAATAATAGAGTCTGATTCACATACAGCTTTTGCTTCTTCAACTTTTACTATATAATCAATTTCTATTTTATTTATCCAATAATATGAAATTCCCAAGATATTGTCTAATGCTAAAACTACCAACACCAGCAATAGTGGAATGGCAATCTTTCGAGATACAGAAATCCTATCACTTTCAAAGAAGCCAATAAACTTCTTTATCAATTCTTCCATATTTAAATATTTACTTGAAGTTCTTTGCCTATTAAGTCGAAATATAAATTCTGAAATTGATGAAGCGACCTAACTGGTATATTGTAATCAACTCCTTTCAAACAAAAATATACATCAAGTTCAATCGATAGATGACAAAAAATCGTAGCACTACCAAAATGTTTCCTCTCAAATCCACATTTCAACAATAGTGCCTCTGTGAGAGGAATAGGATTAAGGTTCTCTATATAGGTACGAAATACCGCTCCTGATGATATTCTACTCGCTTCGTATCTTGGATATTCAATCTCACTATATCCTATTTCTGTTATCTTATATGGAGTTTTGTTATTCTGTAAATAGACATAATTACCAATTTTCAATTCTCTAACATCTACCATGCTATAATAAGTTTATTGCTGCTAACTCCTTCGTTAAAGACTGAATGCCCCTCTGAATTTTCTCTAACTGCTGCCTGCGAGGTTTGTGAACTCCGGCAGCATAATGCCACAACTGGCGTTCGTTTATTCCTGTAATACGGCTCAATGCAGCCTTAGTAAAGATATTACTGTAATAGTTGATAAATGTAGCAGCATCAATCTTAAACTTCAACTCAAACTCCCCAGATAACACTTCGCAGGGACTATCGTTATCTTCCAAATATAACTCGATCGCCTCCTTCATATTATCCTCCAACTCCTTCATGTCATTACCGACTGTAATAACGGGAGCACCTTCGATATAAGCACTCAAGTTCTTTCCTGCGTGTTCTACAATAACTTCTACTGTTTTCATATTACCTCCTTTTTTAATTAAGAGAACAAGGGGGCTACTTTAGCCCCGCTTGTCTCAAAATGCTGTAATAAGTGCCTTTCTCAACGCCTTTGCTGTTATGATTCGGTACAATAACCACTTTGCCGTCTTTCTCAAACTTCATGTGACTACCTTTCTGACTCTTTAGAACAAAACCGTTTTCTTGCAACATAGTTACAACGTCTTTAACTGATTTGTAACTCATAACGCTTTGGACTTAATTACAATACAAATATAGTAATAATATGAATACTATCAAATTATTTATTCATTATTTTACTATAAATTAAAAATAGTGGCAACTGCGAAGAATTACCGCTAAATGTTCTATTTTTCATATATTCAAATTATAACCCCCGCAATTTTTCTGACTAAGGAGCATTTTTTTGTTCCATTTTTCTTACACCTTCATTCTTTGCCGCCTGTTCCTCTTCGATTTCCTTCAGCTCTTCATCAATGCGATCCGCGTTCCCAGCAAACATAATGCCCTCACGCCTTGACCATACACCACCACTGACAGCGGAGACAGCAGTAGTCACCTTGTCGTTCAAATCATCAATCATATATGGAACCAGTTCTGTTTCTATGTCAATGGTCTGCGATGCCTTGCTAAACTCGGTTGGATTGATAGAGCCTAAAGCAGAAACAAGGAAATTAACCCTTCGCTGTAAAAACTCACCTATCACTTCCGCATGATTACTTACGCTCATATGGGCACCCATGAACATGAAACGGAAAGCGGTTCCTGATGCTTTGCCTACACCCTTCAATGTCTCAAAGGATATTCTTGGAGTATTGGACATATCATAAGCGTTGTTCGTAAGTGTTTCGGCTTCAAAACGTATTGTTTCTGGGACTTGGTTCCACGTCAAATATTGAGCATCTGCACCCTGCCCGGTAAGCTTCACGATTTTGTCTTTATTCTTCCCGACAAAGCCTTCCACATCACCGACTAATTTTAGCAATGGGAAGAAATGGTAGTCTATACAGTCTGCGTAATTAGATAACAGTTTTTCCAACCGGACCCGGAAGGTCTTTATCTTCTTGCAATAAGGTTCAGGACGATAAGCGTAGAGAACCGGTAACTTAGAGAAGCCATGAGCAAATGAAGTTCTTTCCTCATACCCCTTAGCCAAATCCCACTGATAGACCATCTTATCAGTGATAGTCATAAAGCAAGTTATCTCCGAATCATCCATGAGCTTCTTCTTGTACTCACGTGAGAAAGCAATCATCTTACCTTCATCATTGAAGAACGGATAAAGCTTATCCCCACGGAACGGAGACCATAATACGCTTTTCAGCTTCTTGGTAGGTTTTACCTTTCCTCCGAAGGTAGTCTTTACCTTTTTCCAGAACTTAGCCCAAAACGAATCATCATCGGTAACATACCAATATTCTGCAACTTCCAGTTCGGAAAGCCAAGAACGGACAATCTTTTTGTTCTGGTACTTGATTTTGTTGGATTTGAATACAGCTTTGACCGCATCCAACAGTTTCTTTTCGTCATCATCTGTTGGAGTGCAATCCATTGACGGCTCGGTGCCGACAGTAAAAGCCGTTTGAATGTTCACTATATCCTGCTCCAAAGGAATGGAGATACGGTTCACTGGTTCGGTCTTGTATTTCGCTTCGATTTCGTAGGTCTTTCCTGTCTTTTCATCGAAGACCTTTTCCGCTTCCTTTTCAAGAACTTTTCTATCCGGGTACTTCTCTTTGTCAACCATGATTTCATGGCGTTCAGGATTCCAATCATCCCAAAGTTTACAACGGTCTGGAAGTTCGGTTTTCCGCCCCTTCTTTAAATAGCTTATTTTCTGTCCGATATCGGGTAATGCTAATATTTCTTCTAAACTTAATGGCATAGCTTACATTTTTAGTGTGTGAATATTCCTGTTAAATCTTTCGGTTTCAAAATGCGTCCAAGCAAACAACCCAATACATAATATCTAATGGCATCCATCAAATGATTATATTCATCTACTGGCTCATTGATGTAGTTTCCATCCTTATCTTTGTCCCAAACATATTTCCGAAGTTCAGTAATAAGATTGTAAGAGCGTTCTGTTACAAAGAACTCCATGTCTTTAATCTTATCAATACCCGCTTTAATTGAGCCGGGAAACTTATCTACCGGATAGATATTCACGCCTCTGTTCTTTATCTCTTGAATCAATCGAGGGTCTTGCGAATCGGCAAAAACTTTCATAGAGAAAGGCTTTAACCTGTTGGCAATAGCCGACGAAAGCATATCCGTTTCATAGAAAAGTTCATCAACATACAAACGGTTATCAATGATGCCACATCTTACAGCAGCGGAAGGATCATTAGTAAATCCGAAATCCTGCCCTATTCCTACCTTTTTGCATTCCTGTGGGAACTCTTTCACAATACCCCACTTCTTGAATACGGCACCTTCCGCCACATCAGCCCAACGACCGATAACCACATGAGCATATTTCTCCGGGTTATTCTCCTTCATGTCCTCTACCTCTTTAAGGAACTCAGGAGAAAGGTTCTCCAAGTTATCAAGATATGTCGTATGGATATGAAGTACATTAGGATGAGTGGAGATTTGAACCTGAACTCCGTCAATCTCTACCAGCTTGTGAGTATTCTCAATATACTTTTTGTAAATGAAGTGATTGGAATCACAAGGATTCATTATGATGATAATCCGGTTCTGAATCCCTTTCTTACGAATGGAGAGCATTATCTTGTCGAACTCTTCCTCATTCGTCCACTCTTCCGCTTCATCACAGACAAAAGTAGTGATACCTTGAATAGACTTCAATTTTGCCGTCTGATTACCAGATGAAGTCTTGATACCTCGGAACATGATACGGCTCTTAGTCATTTTATTGACTATATCCGTCTTGGTAGTCTTGAAATACTTAGTAGTTCCATCGAGGTCTATCTTCTCCATCATTTCGGGGATGATAGACATACCAGCGGAAACCATCGTATAGCGAGTATAGAGAATCTGGTGGACTATCTTCTCAGTTTCTGTGAGTTCAAAGGTCAATCGCTCGATGAAAGTGGAAGCATTGAAAGACTTTCCCGATCCACGTCCACCGGTGATAAGGATAATGAATTTCTCGTTATCGGTGTATAAGGGGTGATATATTGTTTGGGGAGTTATCATTCAATCTTACCTTTAATCCATTCGTTGATGTCAATGCCTTTAGAGGGATTCTTTGGAATATCATCATCTTCTTCAATTCTCGGAGCTGGCTTATTCCATTGTTCGGGCTTGCGATTCTTCAACCAAAAGATGCCGGCCGTTGTATCGGGAGGGACTTCTTGTTCAAGCTCAACGATCTCTACCCTCTCTTTCTCACATCTACGGCCTTCTTCATCAAAATAAACATCTTTAACCTTTATAGCTTGCTGAACTTTTACCTTCATACCCATAGCCTTGCGGTAAATCTTGCTTTCGATTGCAAAATCAAGAGGCGCACGCCCGTTTTTTAATGCTTTAGATAATTTAGGTAGTTTTCCTTTTAACACTGAGAAATGAGCCTCACTATAACCAATATTTGCCGCAATCTGCTTATCATCTACACCATCACGCGCCCAACCCTCAATACGGATTAGGTTCTGTTCATCATCAAAATCAAATTTTGGTTTTGCCATAATATTACACCTCCACTATTTCAAATTCATCTGCATACATCTTACCTATCCAATCGGCCTTCTGTTTTTCGGTGGCTGATTCATAAATACGTCCACGCTTTGATAAATGTCTATTCAAGAACCGCTCACGACTTTTGCGCTCTCCGTATGATTTATCAGTGGAAAGACCTTTAGCCTTACAGAAGAATAATCCTGTTTCTTTATGCCTGAATTTTACTGCCATATCAGTCTACCCTTTCTACTTGTTCATCGAACGCTTCACCCTTGATAAACTTCATATCAGGGTCATACCCGAACCTTTCGCAGAAAGCGGCTTTAGCTTCATAGGTATCGAAGGACAACATCACATAGGCATCCATGTTCTCGGCTTGCTTCTGCGCATTCTCCTTTACCTGTTGTTTGACTTCTTTCATGTGGGCTACTTTTTCGGCACGTTCCAATTGCTTGGCGGCTTTCTCGGCTTCCTTTTGCTCGGTAACTGGTGCCATCATATCAGAAAGGGCATCAGCAATGGAGCTTTCCTCTTCTGTCTGTAATAGGTAGTCAACACCAATCATGTTCAAATCAGCATCCGTCAGACCAGCATCTTTCCAATCAATATCAGGAACGATACGGGCAAGAGCATCAAAATCCCAAGTACCTTGTGCGTTTGGGTTATTCATCAGAATATTTAGTTCCTTTTCCTGCTGTTCGTCCACATCAATGACATCGACACGGATACGATAGTCGTTATCAGGAAACTTTTGCAGTTCGTCCATAACAGACAAACGCTGGTGTCCGCTAACCACGGTCAGCCCCGTACGCTTGTTTACGACTATTCCCCCGACTAACCCAAACTTCTTGATACCACGCTTTAATGTTTTGCGAGATTCATCCGAAAGTTTCCGGGGATTATAATCCGCAAAATGGATGGTAGAACGGTTAAGTTCCACCGATTCACTTTTGATATATTTTGATAATTCCATATTAACCATTACTTAAGCCCAATCCTCTACCTTGACGCACAGCTCTTGAATACTGTTGAAACACACTTCGGTTATTTGCAGTGTTCAACCTGCTCAAATTACGATACATGGCACCGCCAATACTATTAATCCTTGCTTGTCTTGCAGGATTCCCTTCTGCCGCACGAGTCAAACGATTTGTTTGTACTCCAATATCGGCAGCACTTTTCATCTTTCCCCTTCTTCTGTTTCTGACTCAGCTATTCTCCTATCAATTTTGTTTATTATAATACTCCCAAAGCACTCTTTCAGCCATTGGAAACACTCTATAAATTCTCTGTAAGTCCTGTGGGTAATTCTTCTCCATCCAAAGCATACAATCGAGGTTGAAGCCAACTCCTGAACTTGCTTTCAACGAATATCTAATCGGTTCAGGCAAATTATGTTGCCGCATATAAGCGAGAATATCTTTCTGTGTCCAGTCAGCCAAAGGATAGACCATACCGTTATTCTCGTAACTATTTGCCTCATAGCCTTTAAGCATCAAACGCCTATTCATTCCATCAGCCTTTTTCATACCCAAGAATGTGTAATAAACACCATGAGCAAGCTGCATAGCTTTTACCACATCAGCAAGTTTCAGCAACTTTACTTTCGGATTAGGTACGCAGTACATGCCACCTCTAAGAATGTAGGTAAGATTCCAATGAGGCACTTGTACAAACTCAATCTTTGGATATTTGGCTTTAGTCCAGTTTATCCAGCGGTTTATGTGCTCTAAACCCTTAACGAAATACATGAATACACAAACTATTCGATCAAACTTTGGATAAATTAAATCAAGCAGAACAAGCGAATCTTTACCCAGGGACAAAAACAGTAAAGCCTCACTCGATTTTACTCGAATGAGGTCTATATACCGGTTCGCTTGCTCTACTTTGCTCATAGCTAACCACCCGACAATCCAAATGAAACACGAAGATCACTATAACGCTGTCTACGTGATCCTAACTGCGTGGCACTTGCCGTACCTCTACGATTGGCTACTAATCTACCGCCTGCACCTGCACCGTTCATGTTCCGACGGGGGCCGGCTACTTTGTTAATCCTTCTTCTGACTCAGCAAATCAATTTTTAATAAAACAATTAATCTATATGTTTCTCTAATATCTTGCCCAACGTGTAATCAATTTGAGCAGCTAAATACTCTTCACCTTGATGCTCGTAAATAATATCGTTACCGTTTTCATCGGTAAGGATAACCGCTTCTGCCGCCTTTACCTCAACAACGATATAAGGGCGTTTGCCTGTATAAGCACCTGTAAGAAGTTTGATGGCATCATACTGAATTGGCTTCAACTCAACTTCACCTTCTTCAGGTAATTCTGCATCAGCCGGATATTCTTTACCACCACAAAGGTAGGTGATATACTTCTTTGCGTTGGTAGGCCTGATTTCACGGTATTCGTGAGTTTTCTTACCGGCCAAGATTTCATCAAAATACTTTTGCTTAATACTAAGCGTTAAAATGTTCATAATCGTGTAAATTTAAAAGTTAATAATCATTGTTGCGGGACAGGGATTCGAACCCCGGACCTCTACCAAGTCAAAGTAGCGAGCTGACCACTGCTCTACCCCGCGATAGTACCCCAAAGGTACTACCACAACCAAAGATAACGAAATATCTTCAATCGTTATACACGACAATCGGTTTATTGTCGTGAACTAAGCCAAATATCACGTCTTTCTCTGCATGCCTCTAAGGTAGGCGCACAACAAGAGAATAGCTCACCACTTTCAGTACGATAGTCGTACTGGTGCATTCTCACTCTCTTACCTCTCAACTTTGTTGTGTAGGTAGTGTAATTCTCTTTACCTGGCTGGCATACGCTGCAACCGTTTACATTTATTGAGCTCATAAGCTAATTTTATAAGTTTCACATTCAATCTTTTTCACCTGGATAGTATTTACAATCTTCTACCAAAGTAGTCCAACAGCAATTTAAGCTACTCGTTTCTCGATAAAAGCTACATTTCGTATTGTGACACGGTTCTGTCTCTTTGACATACTGACGTTCAAGTTTATCCAAATTACTTCTCGCTTCTTTGATTTCTTCTAATAAATCACTCATCGTTATTGCTTCTTAACGTTTCACATTCAATCTCTCTTCACTCGTATAAGCCACAACAAGACCGGTTTCATCATGCTGTATTGTGATGTACTTCTCACCTCTTTCTATGGTGGTAAAATCGCACATACTACATAACTTACCCAATACCTTGCCCAGTTGCTTCATCAATGGGGCTTCGGGGCTGATAACTAAAACTAAATCCGCTTTCATAATCTTCTATATTGCGCAGGGCTTTCGCCCTGCTGGTTAAACTTAGTTTATTTCGCAATAAGGTTGCTCGCCTCTAATAACTCTCTTTGCATCTGCAATGCTATCATACAGCTTTGCTTCATCATTGTCTATGATTACAAATTCTTGATGAAAGCCATCTTCAAACATTGTTATTGTGTGACCTTTGTAACTTACTTCTTTTATGATATTCTTTGTTGCCATGATCGTATATTTAAGCGTTAATACCAATTGCGTTTCTCATAAAGTCACTTGCTTGTTCTACTGATATACCCAGCTTCTTCTGAATCAAAATGAGCATACAGCTTACTTGTTCTTTTGTGTTCAAATTGCCTTGTACAAACTCTGACATGATGAACTTCTCTATTGTTCTTTGTTTAATTACTGATGTTGCCATAATCGTATATCTTTTAATTGTTATTACTTCGTTTCTGATGACGCAAAGATAGTATATTGTGTAACAAATAATACTATTTATATAGTTAATAAAATATAAATATATTATTTTGCGTAACATATAATAATTATATGAGTATATTTGCATCATGGAAAAGGAAGATAAAAGAAGAGTTATACACGTAGAAATGAAAGCAACCGGTAAGCATAGATACTTTGCTTCACCTGCTGCCATTTATGACGTATTTTCAAGCCAAGAACTCGGAATTGCTCGGCAGTCATTACTGAACTATTGGCAGAAAACAGAAGGACCTTATGAGAATGCGACTTGTATTATTAGAAAAGGTGATTTAGAACGGAAAAAGAAAAATGAAATCAAATGAATAAACTACAAACAACCATATCATTTAAAAATGTCCGAGATGCCTTTTATGTATATTGCGATATCATAGACAGACACGGAAGAGAAGCTACTGGTTCATCAATTGCGAGCTTTTATATTGGATGTGTTATTCTGCAATCTTTCGCCTGTGAAATAGGCTTAAAAGCCCTGCTTGCATCAGAGAATAAAGTTGCTCATGGACATTATTTAGACGATTTATTTAATGAATTGAGCGCACAAAAGCAGGATATATTAAGACAATGTACTGAATATGACAGAATATCTTTTAATGAATCGTTATCAGCAAATAAAGACCATTTCACAAAATGGAGGTATTATTATGAAGGAAATAGTCTTTATGTTGATTATCCATTCACATCCAAACTATTTTATGCAATTAAAACATATTTAGATGTAATTAAGCCAGAGAACTAAACCCGGCTTTCTTTCTCGTGCTATGGTAACACCTTCAATTGATTAGCCCTTTGAATTTTAACCGATTTACGATTTCGGTGTAAAGATACTCTACATCCCCACTAAAATCCCCATAGTTCTGATACAGAAACACGACATCAGCACAGTTGTCGGAAATTGTACTCTTGGACTGAACCCCAAGCACCTTTGACATCTCCTCACGTAACCCTGCTGCCATTTTTCCACCGGCAAGCGAACTTGGAGAAAACAGGTACAAGATGATGAAGATGAACTTTTTTCGTTGTGTTACACTATCAATACAAGGGGGAAGACTTCGGCTATTCAATAACTCAACGAAGATTTTATAGATATCCCTAATAAGGCTTTTATCTCTCAAAATCGGTGAAGCTAAGGTATTTTCTTCTTCTGAAAGTTCTGATTTCTCAATTCTGATTTTTTTAAGACGAATTATTTTGTTAAAATCCAGTTCCATAACACAATTATTTTAAAAGTAAATAGTATATTTGCATCATAATCGTGTGAGGGAGGATTGAGTGGTCGTGCGCTTGGTTCTCCTTTCTTATTTTACATATTTATTCTTTTTCAGAATAACCCTATTCTTTTCATTCACTTCCCTACTCCACATCATAGCAGAATACAAAGCGCCTGCATATAAAAAGAGTTCTTCACGATTGGTGAGGAACTCTACTTTCAAAGCTTTATCAAAAGCTTTGCTATATAAGTATTTATTTATTTCCATTTCTTCTTAAATCATATTTCTGTATGTATTTACTAACCGTAGTTCGGCTTACTCCAAGTGTACGGGCTATGTCTTTAAGATGCATCCCTTCCTGTACAAGTTTGTTTACCTCTTCAACTTCAATATGCACGCGAGGATTTCCTCCTTTCCTTTCTGGAGAGGGTTCAATCCCAAACTGACGCCGCCTCTTTTGGGCATATTCCTTGGTGCACTTATCTTTGGTCACATAGATAACAGTACGCTGGTCGATGCGTAGAGGATATAACCTTTTCTCAATCTCCCTGTGCTCTTCCACGAGGCGTTCGGCATCTGCGTTGACCGTTGTATCAACTTTCTTGTATCTGTCTGAAATAACTTGTTTATTACGTTTTCTGATATTGGAATTTACATTCATAGTTATATTTCTGTTTATTGGTTATTACTTTCTGAAAAACATATCCCCGGATATTGAGCGTGCAGTATCTTCACCGGTTAGCCGGATGTAACGAAAAAAATTTTGTTCTGATCGGTGTCCGGTTAACTTCATAATCTCAAACGTCTTCATCCGGCCAGTGAGGTACATATTAGTAGCTGCGCTTCTCCTCGCAGTATGACTGCTGATCAATTCCCATTTCTCACGAGTGACAGTTTTTAGTTGTCCTCCCTGAGTATACGAATAAGTAACCGGATCATTTAGCCCGATCTCCTTCATTATCACTTTCAGGTACTTATTGAAGTATTGGATACAAAGCCCACCAGGAATATTACCGCCATATTTCGCAAAGATTTCTTTCACATAATCGTGCGCAGGTACTTTAACGTCTACATTGGTTTTCTTGGTTCGCTTGACGATATATCCGTTCTGGAGGTTGTCTTTTGTCAGCGCGGAATAATCAGAATAGCGCAAGGCTGTAAGGCAACCTACAACAAATAAGTCCCGAATGCGCTCTTTAGCCTTCCTCTTATCCTGCTTCTCAAACTTGTAGTAATAGATGCGCGTGATTTCGTTCATTGAGAGAAACACGGCATTCGTATCTTCCAACCGCATATCAATCTCGTCATAAGTCGAGTCAACTGCATAATTATATTGTCCTGCTCTTCGTACCATAGATTGAATTTTTAGAATGTAACCTACTATTGTATTATGTCTTAAGTTCTGGTTCTCCAAGTAGATTATGAAGTCGTCCAAGAATTCAGCAGTCACTGAGTTCGTGAAGATGTCACAATCATATTCTTCTGAGAATCCGTCTATATGCTTAATTATTGCATCATAAACTGCTGCATAGTGTTCAGACTTGCGTCTGCTTCTCTTTTCAAGAACTTCATGCATGAAGTCGGTGAAGTATATTCCTTCTAAAGGCTTCTCCTGCCGGAAGTGATTAATGTAGTCCTTGCGTACCTGGACGGTCGGGACCGGGGAAAATACTTGAAATGTTGCGGCTGTATCATTTTAAGGGTTAATCACTGTTTTACAAAATCGGATTTTCCGATTTTACTTTAGATAAAGCCATCCCGTGTCATTCGGGTGTCGGCTGGCCAGTTCCGATAAGTGCATATCATGGCGCCGGGATGGCTTTGTTACTTATTTGGATTCTTCTAACAAATTCTTTCTTTATTAATTTGTTTTACTCTAATTGATTCTTACATACTTGCCCTCTATGCTGCAAGTTTTTAGTATCTCCGCATTTTCCTCACCGAAAGCAATTAGGATACTACCGCAACCGGGAGAATCTCCACGGGTTCCATCCGGACGAAAGAAGCGAATCCGATTGCGTAGAAATTTCATTGCCGTTGCTTTTTCAAATATGATATCCTGAAACATCTTACTATCGCACCGGTTAAACAGTAGGGCGATGCCGTTGCCATGCTCTGCCAGCCTCTTTACAAAGTTCTCTATAAGCGGACGGGAATAAGGCGGGTTAAGCCAAACCCTACCTATCCAGTTTTTTGTTAATCCGTCATGGTTCTTGTTATACATTCGAATAGCTGTTTGCCAAAGTGGATTAACTGGAGCGCACGGATCTGTATCAAATACACCCAGCGCATCTATGATTTCTTTCGGGGTGTACCATTCATCGGTAGCAGTAGCCGTTCTTTCAAAGGTTGTATTCATTTCTGTAGGCAATTTAGCTATGGGTAAATATAACTTTCAACACTAAAACTATTGAAAAAATAGATAACATTACCGCTAACGGAATCCATAGCGGGGACAGAACCCACCACCAAGACCAATCAATATAATGTGTCAATTTCAAGATTATAAAAACTATTGAAAGGAGTCCACAAAAGCCGATACCACCACCAGTTGAATTATTACTTGTACTCATTTTATAGATACGGTTACCTGTACGCCATAAGGTTTTATTTATTATTTTATTGGTTATACGCCAAATAAACTTGGCTGAATTAATATTCCTTTACTCGTTTTAGTTTCTCCAAAGCATTCGGAGCGAAATCTTTCATTTCCAGTTTTGAAGTAGTGTTCGTCTTTATCACAGCCCCAAAAATCAAAGCCAAGTTTATACGCTGCAATTCTATCACTTTGACTACCCATATGAGGACTGCCAATCTTATAACCGGGGGTTGCGTAATTGTTAAGTAACCAACCATACAATGCAACAGGCTTTTGATTGGGGTGAATACGAACTTCTTTGTTTTTCATATTTTCCTGAAGCATGCCGTGCCATCTGTATTTGAATTTTCTAACAGCTGTTTGAAAAGATGTCCAAGCGAGTTCACAGTCTGCAAAATCATTTACTCCATTATCTTTGTCCCAAACTATCCAACAATGGCTATCAATCGGGATTCGGCTTATAAAGTGGTTTGCTCCAAAAATTATTTGATTTTTAGAAACTCTTATAAGTTCTTGAAAATATTCTTCGGGAGGTGCATCACTATCATTTCCTGAATAAGCAATATACGATTTTGAGGTAGCAATTTTACTTCGAGAGTTATTCTTTGAACCGTCTTCTCCAATTCCATAGGGAGGGTCATCAATTATAAGGTCAAAGTACTTATCTGGAAACTTAGACAAGAACTCCATTCTGTCACAATTATAAATTTTACTTATTGGCATATTAGCTCCTTTCTTATTTTAAAAAAGCACATGCCATATATTTACCGGGTAATCCCATCGTCTGTGCTCTTGCATCATCCCCGCAAACTTTTTCAGTCCCAAAATCAACGATTGAGCCGCGTGGATCATCTTTAACATCGACTATGGTAGTAGTCATTCTCAAACCTTTATTGTCATCTGCTGCCATTCTCTTAATAGCATCCAGAATTTTATTACCATCATTATTCATTTTTATTCAATATTTTAAAGTTTATCTTATCCAACTTACCACCAAAATATGCCGCCCCAAATAGCGGTAAATAAAAGTGAAAGGACTATCCACAGCATTATTGCCCAGTCTCTTGAAGAACTCAACCATCCGAGAAAATTGTCCCTCGTTATTGCAAAGATGAACATGCATATCAATACCAGTACATACACAATTATATTCCAACTGATTGTTACCGTAGTCATTTCAAACCGTATTTTTCGTTAAACATAGAATCGGCTTGCTGAAATTGTTTATTATCTAATCAATAGGCAGTTTCATGAAACACATCCACATGGTCTTACCATGTCTTCCAGTAGTATGGCCAAATAGCGGTTTCCGTCTGATAGCATTCAGTACTTCCCTTACTGTTATCTGGTCTTCATTCCATTTGAAAATGAGGACTCCGTAGTCTTCAAGCACTCGAAAGCATTCATCAATGCCCCTTTTTATTACCCTTGGCCAATCTTCCGGAAGTTTGCCGTATTTCTTTGCCAACCAGCTATCTTTACCAACCTTTAATAAATGGGGCGGGTCAAATACTACCAGCTTAAAAGATTTGTCCGGAAATGGCATATCGGTAAAATCAGATATAATGTCGGGATGAACTTTGAGATTCCGACCATCACAGAGGATATGTTCTTCATCTCTAATGTCGGCAAACAAGGTCAAAGGGTTTTCCTTGTCGAACCAAAACATCCTACTGCCGCAACAGGCATCTAATATGATTTTTTGTTTCACTTATTTTTGTTCTTTATTGATTAAACTCTTTGTACCAATCAGGCTTCGGGAACCTATCAGAGAAAAATATTTTATCCACTTCTTCAATATCAACATCAGATGCTTCTGGCCATAAGGTCATCAGTTCATCCATATCGTTAACATAAGCCACTAAAATAAAAAATCTGTCATTCTCACCTGTACACCAATATGGATATTGGATAGGCCATCTTAATGGACGATAATCCCCAAGGCACTCTTCCTTATTAACAAAAAATCTTGCTCTAATCATCTTATTCCATATTTTTCGTTAAATATTGAATCCGCTTTCTGGAATTGTTTCGTGAAGCGATTTTCTTTGTACTCTCTTTTGAAAGTCGTATGTGAGACTTTCTGTGTAGTACACCCCACCGTTAAAGTGAGAAGTGTACATATCAGTAGTATTTTCTTCATTACTATCTTAGTTTGTACCTTTTTTCTTGGATTCATTATTCTCTCTTTTTTCTTTCACTCTTTTACAGCATTCAGATACCATGCAGAACTTACACCAAGACTGCAAGGTTTCACGTGTTTCTCCTTTACGTCGATACTTCAGGGGATAGAAGTAGTTCAGACGAAAGTATTGCCCGCAATGGGTGCAACGCTTATGTAATACTCCGTCGATATTCATGTAGTTGTTCTTCCTTCTGCCAACAGGCAGACCATCATTTCCGAGTGTTATCATGATTCTACCTTTTGACGGATTAAACCGATGTTCTGTTTCACAAGTCCAATAATGCGGTTATGATATTCGGTATTCTTATTACATACTCCACGAGACTGAACCACCTGCATAGTAGCCAAATTTAGTTCTACAGTTTCCAAGTGCTTTCCTTCCTTATTCTTTGCAGACAGAATAAGAGAATCCTTCTTCTTGAAATATTGATTACTATACACACAATGATGCATTATTTCCGCTTCTTCCACAAATTCAGAAACACTTTGCAGAACCGTTATTACGATGTCTTCGGCATTGATGCACAAACCAAAGAACCGGCCTTTTTCCTTTTTATATTTCTCTTCCCACTGTGCAGCTTCCTTAAGACGCTCTTCAAGTTGCCGCTTATTCTCTATGCGCCTCTTCCGCTTCATCAGCTTGTCGTGCTCTGCTTTCAGGTCCCGGGGGCAGACATAGCGGGCGTTATGAGTATCCATATTAAAATAAGCCAGCATGTCCATATAATCAAACCATATAGACGCATCATCTATTATATACCCATTGCGGTTGCATATATTCAGGGCATGGGCGTAGGGAATAGTATACTGACCTTTCAATAGCATGTGCCTGAATACAGACAATTGTCCGGTTTTTACCATAGTCTCGGCGACGGGATTAGATAATAACTGCCGGATCACATCTATTACTGATACCCTCAATTTCAAAAGTTTATTCGTCCAGCCATTACGTTTTAATATGGGCGTCACCCTGACTACCGGATAGAAATAATTGTCGGACACATCGAAAACATCCTGCATCTCATAATAACCTGAAGCCTTATGATTATGAAACTTCACATCCATCTCACTATCATAATTCCAAGTAAAATGAAATGGACTACGCGTATATTGTTTGCCCAGAATAACCTCTTTGCCATCTTCTGATATCCAATTCTGATATATTTCAGACATAAAGAATTTTACAGCAGTCCCCTTCGTGTTATTACGCTGTACATCGAAGGAACGAATAACCATCCATCCTTTGTAAGGCTGTATTATAGAATATATCCTTTTCTCGTTGGAATAACGCCTATTTGATTGGTTCCAGTGTTCCAGCACCAGGCTTTCGCCACACTGCGGGCAAATATGTGTTCCCACGCCAATAGATACAGCAAGCGACGGTTTTAGTACTTCATCAACATGACCGCAGCACTGGCACCATACTTCACCCTTCTTCCAATAATAGCCGGTGTTCTTGAACAGATGCTTATACGGATATTCCCGTTGAGCCTCTGTTAGCGGTGGAAGCTGATTAGATAGTTCCACCACCTGTTTCTGTAATTTAGTCTTTGGTTTCATAATTAGAATAAACTCATTTGTTGGACTTCTGTAACTTCTTTCTTTGACCGTGACGGCTTTTTCTTGAGCAAAACATATTGCTCTTCCGCCAGACGTTTAATCGCTTCCTCACGTGCTCTTCTCTCATCTTCCTCAGTAAGCTTTACGGGTTTGGTTTCAGGGGAAGCAGAGGCCTTAACGCTGGCAGGGAGTTTATTTATCTTGATGTTGTCTTCATCATAGTAGTGAACTGCTAACCCGAACACTTCTTCATCAGACATGCATACGGCATTGCCCCTTTTCTTGGCTTCTCCCATGATGTATGTGCAACACTCATCTATACTCTTATTCTTCTTTTTATAAGCAACAGCGAACAGTTCGTCAGCCTTTGCCCGCTCATCCAAATAAGACTGGATGGCTTCCTTCAATGGGTTTTGTTTACTCATAGTACTTTGTTTTAAAAATCATCGTTATCCAACTTGGGCATTATCAGTCCCCTCGTACAAGGCAAATCACTGCGGGGAAATTCCAGCATAACACCTGAATTGTCTGCCCCTTGGAAACGCATACGAACTTCCTTCGCATTTACTGAAGCACACACATCAGAAAGAATATATGGATTTAATACAATTTTCTGTTTATAATCTGCTGTCCATATATCTAATAGCTTTTGATAGCTCGGGTATTTCATTGCGTCACCTGAATAAAACTTGATCTTAATACTGTAACTATCCCCTTGCGCAAGAAACCCGTCTTTCTCAATAGCTACGACATCATGCTTCATCAACATTTGAAAACCTTTAGCGTGAAGGAAATGACCATTCAACAATTCAATCTCTAATTCGTCAAAATTAGAAATCTCATCGATCTTGGCCTTAATAAGAATATGACCGTTACTTGCAATCGCATACCCATTTTCAAAATACACATAATTCATCACAGGGCGGAATTCATCAACCGAGCAGACTTTATGTAATTCAATGCCTTTATTAAAATTGTGCCTAAACTTTTTCATAATCACTCTACATCTTTACTTATTAAATTAATCTTTGATATACAGGCGACATCCCGTTTTATCTTTAGCCCGCAACAGAAAGCTGGCCGCTTCATCACTATCCACGATCAGTTTAATTGCGGTCAGTCCTTCAGTTGTTGGTTTCTGAAAAAGCAAGGAACAAGGCTGATTGTAATATGTCCAGTAGAAGATAAAATCAGCTAAATAGAAGTTATCTATCTGGACGATATATTTAACGGGTGGACGCTGCATGATAATCTTTAGGCTAATTTCTCAATCTGGTACGCTTTTATGTCATTGTACCAATTGTCATTTACTTCCCTGGCTTCTACAGTGAAGCGAACTCTTACTTTTTCTCCAACTACAGGAGCATCTTCTATAGGACCGTCAAAGCTCATCATTGAAAATCGCATCTTGACGGGAAAGCGTTCCAATGTTTCCAGAACAAACCCTTTCTTTTCCCAGTCTTTTCCTTTTTTAGTCTGTCCATGAGTGGTTGGCAATTCCATCAATATTCTGCCTTCTATTACATGACTCATATACTAACTTATTTAATTATTATAATTATAAATTTTCAGCCCTCTAATGTCGGTACCCGACAACCCTGCGGGCTGTATAGGACAAGTTGCCGAAAATCGTTAAAAATGATACTTTAAAAGCGTATATTGTTTATTATCAAATAGTTATATGCGCACCATAAGGTGCTTTTTGCTATGTGTATAATTTATTGATTATCAAATAGTTACTGTTTTCTTCGAATTGGTGTAAATATCCCAACCTGGTAACTTGCCAAAAGACGGTCTTTAAATTCACGTTCCAATTCGCCCACCTCTTCCACATACTTCACGCGCTCTGTCGGCCAGCTACGGGCAAAATTGCGGATCGTTTCCCACTGTTTTTTGGTAAGCGCACCATCCAGATACATCTTCTTGTACCGTTCCTTGTAGCGCGTCACGCCTATACGCTGTATCTCACGCGCTTTTTCAAGCTGGGACATCTTTACACCCTTTGTAGCGGACAACTCTCTTACAAAGTTTATCTCTGACCAGTCCTTGTAGAAGATGCGGCCAACTTTGGACAAGAAGGAATTATCGGTTAGTTCAGTCAAAGGGACGGATTGATGCTTATACACCGTTTCTATGCGTAGGATATTGGCACCAACCCGACGACCTTTTTCACCGGCCTCGAAGGTCTTATCATAAATCTTTAGCACCTTACGGAAATACTTGCTTTTCTCCGTTGTCTTCTGTTTGGCTTCGGGATAATTGGCATCATTCCATAATATCCGGCCGGATGCTTCCTGAACCTGCTTGATATACTCGTCCGCCGGTAACTTCATCTTCATGGTGATACCGATTTCGTAGTAGGTGACTACAGCGTTTTCCAGCTTTACCGAAAGCCTTAACAGAAGCTCCCTGATCGTTCGAACTGCCATCGCAAATGTCATCGGACGGCTGTTATCCAGTTTTCCAGTACGGCCTTTACTCCATAACTTACAAATTGAACATTTACATCGCAGTTGACTCCCGCGAACCTCAATGAAGCAACCGTCGAAGTTGGCATACGCCGTTGACTTATAATAGACCTCGTCACCTTCCGTACATTGCTCCAGATAGTTGCGCAGGACAATGGTGTCAATGTCGGCAGTATCAATTCTTGCCTTTATTACCATCTTGTCGAACATTGCCTTTGGCTTCATAGAACTGGCAGCGACGGAGGGCTTCACCGACCAATTTCCGGTTTAAAACTGAGCAGGTAACGACGATGGGCCTCCCGAACGAATCAGAAGACCGGCAGCAGTTGAGGCATTTAATTGCCTCGCACTTCTTTGCTTCCTTCTTCATTGCCATAAGGGTACACATCTATAATAGGGGTTTCAACGACTGATCCGATACGGTATTCGGCCATCGTGCCTTTCATCCCTTCATGTAACTTGGTAGTTGCATCCTCTGTTGAGGCACCTTGTACAAGTACATAGGTTGATGTCTTCTTTTCGGCACCGCTTTTATCATCCAGGGTAATGAAAATCAGTTTGCACTTAAACCAACGGTCGGCAGCTTCTTCTTCGCTGGGGAACAATTCACTGAAGTTGGCACGACTGATGTCGGATACTGTGAATTCACCCGAGATAAACGGTGTCATTTCCTCGATGATGCGGGCTTCCGCTTCCGTAAAGCTGAGAGCATCCACCAGATAAGGTTCTGTCACTTTCTTATTCATCCCGTTCTCCATTACCTTCTCGTAACGAATCTTACATATAAACCATGTATGCATTGCCATGACTATTTACTTTTATTGTTCAACTTCTTTATAAATTTCTTACACCTACGACACAGGTCCTGATCGGGAGATGTTTTCGGCGCGTATTTCTCAATTTTATCAGAGCATTGCCGGAGAAGGCGCTCTAATGATTGTATGTCCGTTTTGCATAATTCCATATCACTTAATTTGCTTTTCCTTCTTCAATCGCTTCACCTCTTTCCGGTAGTAGTCAATCATTGCGCAATATTCAAAGTCTGAAATTTTATTTGTTTGATGCTTCATCGCCTCAAGCAACAATACGGTAGGTTCCCCGTACTTGGCAATCAAACCACGCCTGTAGCCCTGTATATTCCCCTCGTCAAAGCGATTGCAATTCCGGCACTGGGCATTGCAGTTCTTTTCATTGAACCGGGTAGCCATGTGCTGACGGTTGATGTAATGACCGCAATCAGATTGATCAAAAGGAAGAAGCCTTCCGCATGAGATACATTTGAATACTCCGCTTGGAAGCGCATCCCGAAGCCGGATGAACATAGCGAACACCGTGTCAAGGCGCGATTTCAATTTATTTGTGGACATAGGTAACACCTGTTATCTGCTGATACTGATCCTCGCTGCGGAAGCGTATAGCATTCTGAAACCAGATATCGTTAGCCGCCTGATAAGGATGCTCGTCAGTTAGATCACTTGAATTCTCATCCGACAAACGGGCGATGATAGCACGCGTACGGTCTTCATCATTCCAGAATATGGCAGTGTCTCCAATGCGGGGAACCTCTTCCACATGATCCGTTAAGTCACAATGGAAATCACCGTAATGTTCAGGCTCAAATCCAATGATTAACTTGTTGTCAATAGCTTCGACAGAAATGATTCTACGCTCAGGAGGAATCTTGTAATCTTCAATCTTCATTCTCATGGTTAATATATTTTTGAATCGTAAAACTTCTTGTTCTTCATATACTCCTGGGCTACGTCGTACTGCGAGGCCGGTGCAATACGGTCATGGATGTACTGGTATTTTTCAAGGCTCATGCCGGAAAGAACGTCATCGGTGTATTCCACTCTACTTGAATAGATACATCCGGCAACTACAATAGCAATGAGGATTGCCTGAATCATATACTTACTGATTTTATTCATGCTTGATTCTCCTTATCCACAGTAAAGCGTAATACATCCGATCCTTTACATTCCCAACGACCGTTTTTCTTATCGGTAGTCTTGACGTAAGCAATCTTCTTCTCAGCAGTCAAGCGTTCCAACCGTCTGCGACCGCCAACTAAGACAGAGGCTTGATTTTTGCTGAATGTAACCTTCTCAGCAGCACGCATTATTTCTTGTAGTCTATCCATGATTATTCCTCCTTTCCTATGAATTTATTTACGAAGTATATCTGCCCTTTACCGGTGACTTTGCTTGTGGTATTTACTATGACATCACCGTTGGGCTTAGTTATTGTTGTCTTTTTGATTTCAAACAACCCTAACTCCATAGCCTTCTGCGTGGGCTGGTTATAGTACTGGCCTTTATTGCAGAGATAGCCATGCTTACGCATCCATGTGAATAATCTGTTTTGCCCAATGGTTACCCCATTTTGAGAGATGATTTTTGCAAGCTCAGATACCAGACAACAACGCTGGGAAGTTGATACAGCCTCAGCAAATAGAACTTTAGGTTTATTGGCTTCAAGTTGCTTCTGCTGGCATTCAATTTGCTCCTGTTGATGAGCAGCAAGAAGAAGGGCCTCTTTGAAAGAACCGGGTATCTGAAAACCTCCACTCTTTATCATTGCTTCCATCTTATTGAAAGCTTCAATGTAATCCAATTTGAATTGAAGAGCTTTCTCGCCTGTGAACCCCATTACGAGGAGAGTAAAACCGTCGCGGTTCATTACGTATGCGGGAGCCTTTTTAATGCCACCGCCAACCGGCATTGGAATCTCTTGTTCAATTAGGGCAAACATTTTATTAAGCTTCTGATTCTCAACGAAAGTGGATTTTTCCGTTTTCGCTATCAACTCTCGAACTGCATCCAAAACCTCAACATGGCGTTTCCCGAATTTTTCAGCAACCAGTAAGCTGCTTGTCAACACCTGGTTGTCTTTTCCTTGAAATACTAAATCTCTCATATCCTTTTCTCCTCCTAAAGAAGAAAGCCCTATTCTTTCATATCCTTAAAGTGGCAGTTAGGATATTACCGGAATAGAGCTCTTTCAAATGTCTTTCATTCGCGGAAACTGCCACATAACCGCTTTTATTGCTGTAAAACATTACCTCATCTGTAGGATAAGTGAAAAGGACTGCCTATCTTTGCAAGCGATCAAACATACGACGATAGGAAAATGGACGCTACCATAACAGCCCTTTTTGTATCCGTCTGTGAGCTTAGTGACGTTTTACGAATGCAAATATATCAGTAATTGATAAATACGATATCATTAACTGATATATTTAACTTATTTTATATCAGCATGGCAGTTAATGAAAGATTAAAGGAGATTAGAATCTTCTTAAAGATGACCCAAAAAGAAATGGCTAATATACTAAGTATCAGCCAAAACTCTTATTCATACATAGAAGGCGGAAAAGTATCATTGACTGATAAAAACAGAAAGATACTTATTGAAAAGCTTGATGTCAATCCAGACTTTCTTGATGGAAAGAACAAACGTTTTTTTATACATGAGGGATCATTTGCTGCTGCAATAAATAAAGCCTCAGCTAACGAACAGGCAATAGTAAACTCTGTACTAAATAATTCTGGTGCCGAAAAACGAGAAACTAAAACAGAAACTCGTCCTCGTATTCCTTATACGGCTGCCGCCGGTTCTCTCACCAGCGCAGTAGAAGGCATTACATCAGATCAGTGTGAACACATACCCCGAATCAACATCTTCCCTGAGTATGATTTCACTATTATCATCAAGGGTGATAGCATGGAACCCAAATACGAAGGAGGCGACGAGGTGGCTTGTAAGCGTATAGACAGTACTTCATTCATCCAATGGGGTAAAGTACATGTGCTCGATACAGCGCAAGGTATCCTGATCAAAAGAACGTATGAAGATGGGGAGAAGATACGTTGTGTATCATATAACCCGGAATATCCGGATTTCTCGATAGATAAGGATGAGATTTATTCAATGAGTTTAGTTGTAGGATTAGTTAGATTATAGTGCTATGAAGAAAATTATACTCATACATATCTTATCTTTTTTTACACTCATTTCCATATATGCCCAAAGTACAGAAAGCCCCAATTTCTACTTCGGAATATATATGAGAAATGAAATACGGGAAATGAAAGAAATCAAATATTCAGAGATTAATAATGAGTATATTAAAAACTTAACTATTCCCAAATTGGAAAAAAGAAGTTTGACTTTGTACCTTAACCCTAATAATGCAATAAACATAACTACTAATCAGCAACCTGAATTTTTCTTCTTTTTTGGGGATGAGAACGATGAAACACCATTAACGCAATCTAAATTTGCTCGAATGTATAAAAATTACCCATTTATTCAAGCTAATTCCCCACATGAATTTATGCTAATTCGCATATTTGATATGGAACATGGTAGGGCTATTAGATTAGAAAACGAAAAAGATAAATTCGTATATGGTATAAGATTAAATCCATTTGAAGGAGATCAAATATCATTCACAACAATACCTATAGACAATCACTCTTTTAAAGTAGTTCTAAATTCAAAACTCCCTAAAGGAGATTATGGATTTATATACAATAAATCAAAGATACATAATATGCTTGTTTATGATTTCAGAATAGAGTAACTAACAATAATATTAACCCCGATTAGATATGGATATAACATACAAGACTAAGGATATTGCACTTCATGAAATATCAGAAGGGCGTTCTTCCAAGTGTAGTAAGGAAGTAGCCGCCGTGTTAGAATTAGATGAATATATATCTGTTATTCGCACGAATATGGGCGATGTCTACCAAATCACCCCGAAAGGGAAAGCATTTCTTGAATCTGGTGGATATACATCAAGAGATCGTGAGAAAGAAGAACAACGAGAATACGAGCATCAAAGGCAGTTACAAATAGCCAAAGACGAGCGGAAGTTTAAATGGAAAATGAGTATTTTCGGTTGGATTATAACATTTATATGTAGTTTGGTTAGCGGAAGCATAGGTTTCGTCTTTGGAAAACTTTTTGGATGA